TCATTCGTGAGGCGTTTACCAATGGCGAGATCAGCCTGACACTGTCGCCTCGTGGTCTCAAGTCCATCGCTGAGACCTATGCGTTCTTCGACCCACTGCTTGGCACTGCCAAGGCCATGGAGATGGCGGTCGAGATGGTCGTCATCGACCGCGCCACCATGGACAACCGCCAACGTGTGCTTGAGTTGCAAGAGCGTGCCTTCAAGGCTTGAACCCAACCAACAAGGAGACCAACCTATGAGTAACGATCTATCGTTCCTTCCGCCGGACGACCCCGACATGGATCAGCCATCCGTCTCAGGTCGTGACTTCGAGAATGGCACTCGCGCTGCCGTGCGCACGCTCTCGTCTCAGTTCGACACGGACGTCGTGTTCGCTGGCGACGGTGCTTGCACCAACGGCAAGCGCGTGACCCTGCCAGCCAATGCGCCTGACAAGATGCTGACCAAGCGCCAAGCGCACGTCGGTCGAGGCTTTGCCAACCACGAGTCACTGCACAACCTGCTGACCGACTTCGATGCGGGCTTGCCCAAGTTTCGTGAGTGGGGCACGACCGGACGCACGTTGACACTGCACTTGGCACAAGCCATCGAGGATGTGCGCATCGAGAACGGTGGTGCTCGTCTGTACCCCGGGATGCCTAAGTCGATTGACAAGACCGCCGAGTTCGTCTGCCGACGCTTCGCCGAGAAGACGTTCAAGGAGAACCCCGACATTGCCAAGGACATGGGCGCTGTGCTCCCGCTCGCCATCACTTGGGCAGGTCGTCTGCGTATTGGCTACCCATCGCCAGTCATTCGCGTTGCGTTTGATGCACTTGGCGAGGACGTTCGCAAGCGTGCCGAGCAGGTGGTCGATGTCATCATGACCCTGCCACATGGTGTCGAGGGCATTGGTCAGGTCAACCGTAGCGAGGCGTACAAGGGCTGTCGCATGGGTCTCGAACTCGCCAACCGCATCGGCAACGAGGTCGCCAAGGAAGTGGCTGATGAGGAAGAGCGACAACGTCAAGGCCAAGGTCAGGGTCAAGGCAATGGTCAAGGTCAGGGTCAAGGTCAAGGTGGTGGGCAAAACGGTGGGCAAGGTGGTGACGGCTCGTCTCAGGCAGCTGGTGGCAGCGGAGGCAACGGTGACACCGTCTCAGATCAGATGGCGAAGGGTGACGGGTACAAGGACTCGTCGCAGGAAGCCAAGGGCAACGGTGGTGCGCACGGTGCGACCAACTCGCAAGCCCAAGAGGTGGGTAAGGTGACGGGCGAGTCTCGCTCGATTGACCCCAACCTCGACGAAGGTGTTGTCGAGTTGATGACCGAGGGTGTTGCGACCAGCAAGGACTATCGTCCCTACACGAGATCGTTCGACGTGTGGACTGACAAGCGTGATGGCACACTCAAGACTGCGCTGTATCACAACAATGGTCAGGCGCTGTATGCGCACGAGAAGTCTCGCGTTGTCGGCTCGCTGGCTACGATGCGTCGCAAGTTGGAGCGTGCGCTGATTGCCAAGGACACACGCCAATGGGAGCAGTCGCGTAGTGGCAAGCTCGACATCCGTCGTCGTGGCGTTGGCATCATGAGCGGTAGCGATCTGATCTTCAAGCGCAAGTCTGACGGTGACGATCTCAATGCGGCGGTGTCGATCTTGATTGACCTGTCCGGCTCGATGGCAGGCGACAAGGCGCATGTTGCAGGGCAGTCGACCATTGCGTTGTGTGAAGCGTTTGCTTCGACTGGCGTTCCGCTTGAGGTGCTCGGTCACTATACGCATGGCTTGCCTTATGACATGCGCAATCAGATCGCCAAGGAAACTGACGAGCACTTGCGTGATGACGATGGCAACTATGTGGTACAGGCTGATGGTTCTTATGCGAAGAACCCCAACGTGCACAACTATGACCGCACCGATGGGGTGACGATGCTTGTGTTCAAGTCGTTCGATGAGCCAATGACTCAAGCGCGTAGCGCACTAGGCATGATTCCGCACATGACGAGTGGTGCGAATGCCGATGCTGATGCCATCATGTATGCGGCAGAGCGCTTGCTTGAGCAGAAGAATGATCGTCGCATCTTGCTTGTGATGGCTGACGGTTATCCCGCATGGCATTCGAGTGGTGGCAAGAAAGCCAACTATCGTCGCACTCGTGATGCTGTGCAGTGGTGTGAGACGAAGGGCATCAAGTGTGTAGGGATCGGCATTCAGAGCGACGCTGTTCGCCAGTTCTTCCCTCGCAATGTTGTGCTTCAGAGCGTGGCTGATCTGGGCAAGACGGTTCTCGATCAGGTTGCACGTCTCGTCTTGGGTGAGCGCTTCCGCGTTGACAACAAGGACTTGATTGCATCTGACAAGGATCGCGCTCGTGCAATGGCCCGCTAAAAAGAGGAAGGCGGGCGTTCCCAAGATACCAAGTGTGTGGTTTGCGCTGTTGCCCGGACAGTCGCTTGCGTTTTGGATTGGTGTTGCCAAGCGAGCCAAGTCTCGCAGGGTTCGCAAGCATGACTACACGAAGATCAAACAACTAGCAAAGGAGATTGCGTATGGAAGTAAAACCTAAGTCAGAGTGGCGCAAGTCACTGTTCCTCGTTGCGCTTGAGGACTACCTGTTGAAGGGAGCCAATAGCGACCCATCGTTTGCGATGCGGGTCATCGTGAGAGACCCGATCATCGAACGCACTGAGCGCAACGAGACAAAGTATGTGCCGGAGATTGAGGGTGTGATGTCGATGCGTTGGCTCGCAGAAGACATCGTGACCTTCACGACGCATGATGGAAACGTAACGATCAAGGCTGACGAAGTCGTCGGCTACTACTCATAAGGAGAAAGCAATGGACATTGACAAGATGGCTGACCAAGAGCTTGAGAAACTTGGTGTGAAGAAGAAGGAAGAACCGAAACCCCTGCGTTCGTCTTGGGGTGCGAGTGGATTCGATGACTTGGAGAGTGACGTGCTCGACTCGTCTTCGTATTCGAGCAATCGGTACAAGAATGGTGGATGGAAAGACCCCAACTACTGGAGCAAGAAGAGCAAGAGTTCGCCTCGCCAAGGTGATCTTTGGAGTCGTGGCACTGCGCCAGCCGAGAAGCTGGAGACGATCTGCCGTCGTGAGTTCAACACGACTGTGTCTGCCGGTGAGGCGCTGATCGGTCACGTTGGTCTCGACAAGATCGTGACCGAGTTGCGCACCGAGTTCATGCGTTCGCTCGACAAGAGCAAGGTGTTGGTCATTGATGGTAGGCCCGGTAACGATGCGCTGTACATGGCGATTGAGGAGATCATCACGAAGCACTGCATCTACATGACTGACGACGCTGAGTATCTGAGCATTGGTGTGGAGGACAAGTGATGAGGAAGAAGCAGATCGCAAACATCGTGCACCTGAATGACGAGCAACGCATGAGGGAAGCCGCTGAGTATCTTGGTGAGAATGTCATGAAGATGTTCAAGGCAATCCTCATGAAGCATGACCGCGCTGTGATTGAGGCGGGCTTTGAGGCTGTGATGGCGGAGCGGGAACGATGCGCCAGCATCGTGGAACGCATGGGCATGGACGGCTATGGGACTTTGTATATCGCACAACAGTTGAGGAGTGGTGATGACTATCAAGATCAAAACACAGCACTGTGAGGATTGTTGGCACGGCAAGTGGGACGTGCCGACCAGTGACTTGGTTTGTGAGAAAGGACACAAGCCAAGGTTCTTTCGCATGAAGTCGCCGCTAGACCAGACGTTTGGGTTCAAGCGTAGGTGTGGTGACTTCGTCGACAAGATGGTGGCGAGACACTTTGAGAAGGAGAAGTGAGATGGCTACGAGATGGGAGAAGGAGCAAGACAGAGCCAAGGTCGCGGCATACGAGGAGTGGAAAAAGAAGCGTGATGCTGAGACGAAGGCAAGTGTATCTACTGAAGAGACTTCTTCAGTAGATACAAAGAATGGTGGCACGATCAAGTTGGGAGGTCAGACTCATGAGGTGGATGCAGAAGACTGCTTCATTTGGCTGAAGAACAACGCCGATCATGAGAAGCCACATCAGGTGATCTGTGCCATGCCGGAGCCGAAGGACGGTGTGCTTGTGATACGCAAGCCGTTCTTGATTGCATGGGGCTTGTACCACTTGCTGAGTGACGAGGAGTGGACGAACAAGTTGATTGAGAGAACGAAGGTGAAACTGGAAGCGCAACTCAAACCTATTACCAAGGAGTGAATCATGGACATCGTTCAAGCTGTGGGAAACCTGATCGCAGGTGCTGATGACAAGACTGTGCGCACGTTGGCGCAGGTTGTCGTTGATCGTTACTCGAAGCTGATGGGTGAGGCTTACATCCTTGCGCCAGCATCGCAGACCTTTACGCAGACCCCTTCCGGGTCTGCCCCCGCCAAGGCTGGTGGTGGTGTGAAGAAGAGCAAGCGGTGGTCTCGTCTCATCACAGGATGCGACTACACGAAGCGGGCCAACGGGTATGCGGTCAAGGGTGGGTTTGCCAACCGTGATCTGAGCCAGCATGCCGAGGGCAGTCTCGTCTTGATGGTCGTGCCTGACATCGGGATGATGTTGGGGACGGTGTGCAAGGGCGAGGAATGGGTCTACCAGTATCCGAGTGGACAGACGGGAAGCGTCGAGAACTTCAAGGGCATCATGCCTCTGTTCAATGAGGGCGATTGGGCTGGCATCGTTGATCGGTGCAAGGCGATGGGTGTCCCACAAAGTTGACAAAAGGGTGAGGGTGTCACATAATTGGGACACCGACGTTACGGTTACGTTAAATGAAGGAGGTGGCTATGCCGCTCAAAATTGTGAGGAAGAGTGGGCGACTGTGGGTGATGGGTCGCATGCTCGGAGTACAGGTCAGACGCTCTACCCAGTTGCCAGTGGGGTACGAGAGAGAGGCCGAGAAGATGAGGCTCGACATCGAGCGAGACATCATCGAAGGCAAGTTCAACACCAAGAAGCATTCGTTCAAGGAGGCGGTCGATTCGTACCTCGCTTGGAAGCGGATGGAAAAGTCCGACATCAGGACGATTGGTGCACATTGCGACATGTTCGTGTCGCTGTTCAAGGATGTAGCGGTGGAAGACATTACCGCAGACATCGTTCAGACGAAGACCACCGAGGCTTGGAAGACGCTCAAGGCGGGTAGCGTGAGGCGCTATCTGAATACCATGAGTGCGGTGCTCAACCATGCCAGTGATCGGTGGGGGTTCAAGGTTCCCAAGTTGAAGAAGCCCGTGGTGGATGACGCACGGGACGCGCACTTCAGTGCGGAGGAAGCCAACCTGTTCTTGGAGTGGGTGGAGCGCAACCATCGGCACTACTTGGCGCACTTCACGGTGCTCATTGATTGCGGGGTTCGGCTCAACGAGTTGTTGCGGTTGACGAGACGCGACTTCAAGGAGGGCGTGCTGCGGATGCAGCGACGCACGACTGGCAACGGGAAGACTGAGACGAGAGTGATACCTCTGACCAACGGCGTCCTGCTGGCAGTCAAAGATTTCCCTGCGTTCGGGCCAGCGTTCTTGAAGCCAAGTGGCGAGGCGTGGAGGACGAGCGCCGATGCGTCGAGCTACTTGGGCAAGGTGCTGAAGGAGGGGTGCGCTGAGTTGGGGCTACCGGCGTTGAGGGTGCACGACTTGCGGCACACGTTTGCGTACTTGGTGGCGCAAGCGGGTGCAGATGTGGCTGACCTTCAGACGCTGTTGGGGCATGAGGACATCAGTCAGACCATGAGGTATCGGGGCTTTGTGTTGAGTCGAGCGAAGCAGTTCGTGACTGCGGCGCGAGACAGTAGCGATGGGGAGACACGAGCATGCAAATGAGACAGGGACGTCAAGGTGATTTGGGTGTGCAAGCATTGAAGTGCGCGAGGGGTTTTAGGTTTTTCCTCTACGCGCAGTCTCCTTCTTGGTTTGGGTGGGGGTCACAAGCCTCCACCCTTTTTTTAGGGGACTGCGATGAACCTCGTTGACAAAGTAATCCGGTACATGCGCCAGCATACCGAAGCCGACAAGAATTGTTCGGAAGAATTCTGGGTCACAGGCACAGCACTCGAAGCAGTGTCTGGTGTGAGCCGCAAGACGATCTCAAGGTGGAAGACGACGAACGACCCGACGCTCTCCAACTTTGTGGCTGTCGTCGAATCATTGGGCGGGAGAGTGTTGGTTGAACTTCCCGAGCCGACAAAAACAAGCTGTCATAGATGTGGTCGTGAGACTGCGACGCTTGTGCGTAATGACCACAAGTTTTGTGGAAGGTGCGCATCACGAAAGGAGTAATCATGATGTTGACAGAAGCGATCATTTGTTTGGCGACTGCGGTCTACTTTGAGGCGAGAGGTGAGCCGCTCGTGGGGCAGGTTGCAGTAGCCAAGGTGGTGATGAATCGAGTCAAGGACGATAGGCATCCCAAGACGGTTTGTGATGTTGTTCGTTTCAGGGTGAAGACGACGTGTGCGTTCTCGTTCATGTGCGAGAAAGACAGGCTTGTTGTGAATGACATGAATGCTTGGAGAAGTTCGGTGAACATCGCAAGCCTTGTGTTCAATGGCAAGCTGACCGACCCAACGAATGGTGCGACACACTTCCATGCGAAGACGGTGCAACCAAAGTGGGGCAACGTGCAGGTGACTGCGAAGATAGGCAACCACATTTTTTACAGGAGCGAACAATGAACGTGTTCTACTTGGATGAAGACCCGAGAGCGGCGGCGCACATGCACTGCGACAAGCATGTGTACAAGATGATCTTGGAGTATGCGCAGTTGATGATGGCGGCTTGGTACAAAGAGGCAGAGAAAGACCCGATGGTCGTGCAGTACATCACGGACAACGAGTTTTGGAAGCCGTCACACTTGCATCATCCTGCGACCAAGTGGGTGCAGACAGGGATCATTCCGTATGCTTGGGTGTTCTCGTGCTGGGAAGAATTGTTGTTGATCTATGCGGGTAAGACGGGGAAGTTCCATGCGGCGATGAAGTACCACGACTCGTTGATGTTGTGTCCGCCGAGCATTAGTGAGCAGATGGAGTGGGTTGAGCCACCGCTGTGCATGCCCGATAGCTACAAGTATGGGAGTGCGGTTGATGCGTACCGCAGGTACTACTGCATTGAGAAGGCTGGGTTTGCGAAGTGGGTTGGCAGGCAGACACCGGCTTGGTTCAGTGGGCCGACATCAGCGGTGCACTGACTACCAACTTCCTTTTTGGGTGAGCATGTAGGCGATGAAGTAGTAGAGCGCCATGCTCGCTGAGACGCCAATGATGATGGCGAGAGTCCACTCAACGAGTGTGTCGACGAGGTCTTGACGACGCTTGAGTTGATCGCGAACCATCTTCTCACGGCTCGACTTGATGTCGCGACGGAGTTGTTGGAATTCTTGGTAGCCCGACATGCCAAGGTGACCGAGTTCTCCCCATGTGAACATGTGGTAAATCTCTTTTTCCATGTCGGCGAGTTTTTGTTTGGCAGCCATCTTGTCGAAAGCCTCTTTCGTCTCAGAGGTGTCGAACTTGATGGGCTTCCAGATGCTGGGCTTGGTGTCTTTGCCGAGCCAATGATTGAGATCGTCGACAGCTTCTGCCCACTTGGTGAGTTGCTTAAAGACGTCTTCGACTTCGCGCCCCGTCTTGACAACGGCCTTCACGCCATTGAAGGCGGCATTGAGCGCTGAGAATGCGGCGATCAGTTCTACCACTAGGCTTGCTCCTTGATGAGCCTAGTTTGCGAGCGCAGTAGATAGTTCGTCGTCCTCGTTTTTATAAGACAAACGGGCCACGCGAGAGCGTGACCCGACAAAACGTCAGCGCTTTTTCTTGGGCGCTGGTTTCTTTTCCGACATCTTTTCCGAGCGCTCCTTGCGAGGCGACTCGGCTTTCTCGTGCTTCTTCATTGCGGTGGTGGACTTGTAGGTCTCCTTGCCGCCGTATTCCTTTTTCATTTGAGCTTTCCTTTCACGGGCTTCTTGGTGGGACGTTTGGTGACCACGGGGATCACCTTCTCTTTGATGACCGCGACCTTGACGACCGCCTTCACCACATTGGCGGCGCAACCAAGCGACGCGCAAATGTTCGGGGACTTACAGCTTGAGCAGAGTGCATTCATGGGCTTCACCATTTAACTTTGTTTGACCAGTAGCGGGCACTGAAGATGTCAGGGCTTGAGTCTTGTGCGTTGTGGCGGGCGTAGTAGGACTTGCGTCGAGCCTTGTCCTTTGCGGACTTGGGGTTCTTGCCTGCGCCGGTAACGCCTTGCTGACCAAAGCGCACAATTTTCTCTTTGCCATCTTTGCATGCCTTGACGACGTGAGACTTCGTCTTATGACCCGGAGTCTTCTGTGGTTTGTTGCAAGCCATCTTCGACTTGCTTGCTGGTTTCGTTGCCATGTTGTTTCTCCTCAATGCGGAAGCCGACCTGCGAAAGCAGGGCGGCGTATAGGTCAAGCCAATCATCGAGACGCATGACCACGAGGCTGTCGCCTGTCGCAACTCTGCTACGTCTCGATATTACAACGGGTTTCTCTGGTGCGCGTTTGCCACGGATGCCAGTCTCGGCCTGCTCCATGGCGGCATAGGGTTGGAATTTTTCTGTTCGCTTGGCTTCGACCCAGACTTCTGGGGTTCCAATGAGGTCGGCGCTGCCGCCGCCTGAGACGAACTGTCGACCGCCGCCTGAGAGGGGAGCGCGGTAGACCTGCTCTCGACCGCCGAAGAGTCGGTCATTCATGTAGTGGGCAATCTCACGCTCGTAAGCGTCGCCTTTTGCCTTTGCGCCTTTCGGGCTTAGTCCCATAAACGGTACTCCGTGTCATCGTCGTCAAGTGTAGAGCGGCATTTGTCGCAGAAATATTGCCACTTAGGACGAGGTCGGTCGTCCTTACACTTCATGCACGGGCGAACCCATACGTTCTTCTTGTTCGAGCGCGTCATTGAGACGGCATACTTTGCCCCCTCGAACTCCGCCAGACCCTCTCTTTGTAATATTCGTTTCAGCGTGTCGACGCACACCCCAAGTGACGTCGCCATGCTTGTGTAATGTTCACCGTTCTCGACGGCCTGCCGGAGGAACGCTCTCTCCATCTGAGAGAGAACCCTCGGCTTTGTCATTCACGACTCCTTTCCTCAACCCCATTCCGACCCCGCAACTGACGCAATACTTGCCGCCCGCAGTGCCGGTGAGAAAGGTGCGGATATTCCTTGCACACCGTAGGCACTTGAACCACTTAAACTTTTGTCCAGCTTGTGTCGCATTCTGCTCTTGACAAGATTCTTTCACGCTCGCTACCATCCCTATTAAGAACTAACACACTGATAGAAACCACCCTTCGGGTGGTTTTTCAGTAATAAGTGTAGTAGTTCTTTTAGGGCTTGACCTCCTTGGACACGAAAGCCTCGACATCACGGTAGACCTGTTGCCTCGCCACGTTGTCCGTCACCGCCTCCTTCCATCCCGCATAACGCATCTCGGTCTCGCACCGCTCAAGCAAGTCGAGCGCGTCACTCATGTCATTTGCCAAGTCCCAGTCAGGGTTGAACTCGTTCTCACCTTCAGGATCGAAGCGCTCTGGGTACGTCTCGATGTACTCCTTGACCGCCTCTGCCATTGGCGCGGCGTTGGATGTTGAGCCAACCGGCATTACGCCGGGGCGGGTTGTCAGCCACCCGGCGAAGTCATAAATGTCTTGCTGTCTCATTTCTGCCACCCCCTCATAAGTCGAGCGATCAGTTGGTGTTCTGCGCCAACGACCAGTTCATGATGCGTGTCGCCCAGCTTGGCAGCCGTCTCGCAGAAGTCGGCGACCAGCAGATGAAGTACCTCGTGAAGCGCCAGCCTCTCGACGTCGTCCTCTATTCCGAAGTCGGCTTCGCACTGCTCGGTCAGTCGGATCGAAGCGTTCTTTGAGACGGAGTTGTACTGCGTCTGAGCCACCACGTTCCCGCCAATCTGCTCGTGAACAATCATGAGGTTCCACTCGACCAAGCCGAAGAGCGCAACGAGTTCCTCGACGGACTCCTTGAACAGCTTGAAGTCGCACTCATCAAAACGAAATGTCTTCATCAGACCTCCAACCTGTCTCGGATTTGGCACATCCTTGTGATGAGCATGTCGATTTGCATGTTGCTCTCCCTCAAGCTGAGTACCAACATGGAGTTCCCGCGCACATCCTTCGACACCCTGCCAGTAGCTGGCACTTCGTTCTGAGACATGATGGGTCGCAGACGCATCTCCACCTGAGACACCATTTCTTCGAGAGTGGAAATACGGTTTCTGAGACCACCAAGTTCGTCTTCAGTTGCCGACTCTTGTCTTGGGACTTCAGGCCCAAGCCCAAGCGTAGGGTTCAGAGTCGAGCCGAGTTGAGCGCCAATGCCCATGTGTGATTGACCGATGTTCATGAGTTCTCCTTTATGCCCAGCCATCTACGAACTTCGTAGGCCGGGACTTTCATACGCATTGAAATCTCCACGGGTGTGGAGCCTTGGGTGTGGAGCAGGTGCATGGCCTGCTGCTTCTTGGATTTGGTTGAGACGATGAACTTCTCGCTGCTGCCCAACTTTTCGGCCCAGCCGATGTAGTGGGTGTCGTGAAGCTCAGTCTGCTGCCGGACTTTTCCGTAGGTGATTTGTGTCACCATGGTGAGACGGGTGTCGTCACCAGCTTGCTTTTCGAGGTATCCCCATGGGGTGAACTCGCGTCCGTCTATCGCATACACGGATAGGTCGCCGTCCCACAGACCGGCCTTTGACTTGGCGTCGTTCTTCTCGCGGAAGACCTGAGTGACAAAAACCTGCGTGTCGATGTCGGTCAACTGCGCGGTCGAGCCAGCCTCGCGCCCCAGCCCAGCTTCGCCCGGTTTGTTGCGGTGGTGCACCATGACCACGCTGGCTTGGTATCGGTTGCGGATTGCCTTGGCGACATGATTGACCTTCGCCCACTCACTTGCTGATGCTTCTTCGAGACCACGGAATGCGTTGCGGATGGTGTCGATCACAACAATGTCGGGCTGAACCACGTCGAGCCACTGACCAAGCATGCGAAAACCGCTCTCCTCCATCAGGTTCATCTCGCCGCCATCCTCTGGTGCAATCAAGGTGGGAGACCAGATACCAAGGTGGTGGCCCGTGTCGCCAAACATCTTGTTGAACTCTTTGAGACGACGCAGCACCGTGCGGCGCGGGTTGTCGTAGTCCATGTAGAAAATCTTGGCTGGCTTCCCGAGTTGGTACGGGCCAAACCATTCGTGCCCAGAAGCAAGGGCGGCGAGCATGGCTGAGAGGAAGTAGGATTTGCCGTGACCGTTGTAGCCTGCGATTTGGGTGATGGTTCCGGCGGGGATGATGGGGTCTGACCAGTAGACTTCGTCCTTCATTTCCGCCAAAAGGCGGTCGACTGCGTCTGAATAGATGGGGATCAGCGATCCAGTTGCGTTTTTGGGTGACTCTTTTTTGCGTCGGCTACCGTCTTCTGCGTAATCCTCGGGGTAGTTTCTGCGATCCATCTCCTGTGCGCTGCGTAGGGTGACCTCTACTTCGCGTCGATCAAGATGCTGATCGAAGAAGTCATCCATGAAGGCTTCGCACACCACCCTCAAGTCATCGCCAACCACGCCCTGTCTGATCTTCTGTCCCGCGAATCGGACAAGCCAGTTGTTCCTGCCGTCTCCGTCGGTCATCTTGCGACCAAGGTGCGCCACCCTCTGCGCGGCTTGCTCGTAGACGCTCATGGAGTCCGCCTCTGACGCCACACGGTAGTCGGACAGGTTCAAGGCGTCGAAGCTGAACTCCCCGTCAAGCTGTGTCTCAACCTCGGTTGGCTTGCCAGCCCATACCCATTCCCCCAGATCGTCAACAGAGGTCTCGTAGCCGCAGTCGAACTCATACTGGTGCGAGACGACACCGTTCTCGTCGAGCTTGATGGATGGCGGCATGACCACATAGCCACCGTCGCCACGGAAGTCCAAGCCCTCGACCTTGGGCCAGTCTCGGGCCACGCCGCCAACCTTGTTGGCGAAGCGCTTGCCGTGCCCCGGGTGGGCAAAATAAAAGTGCTTGCCACGGGTGGTGTTCACCGTGATGGGCGAAGTCATTCCGTTCTTCTTGGCGTAATCGACAGCCGCTTGGTTGTCGCAATCCAAGACGAGCACCCCGCTGATGACTCCCGTCACCAAGGCGAGGTTGAAGACTTCCACGCGACCACCTTCCTTGGTAGGCGCTCCATTCTCAAACCAGTCGTCTACCTCTTCTTGGGTAGTCGCTTGGGTCTGGTATTTCTTCCACTCGTTGAGCGGCTTCTTGCTGGAGATCGAGAGAGGGATGACCGTCCATCCCCTCTCAATCGCCATTGATGCTGCGTCATACAGCGTTTGTTTCAGGTCTTGCTTGGTCGGCGCTGTCATTTGCTTCCTCAAAGTAATGGTTCAAGTTAAGGTCAGGGTTAGAAGCGAGGAGCTTTTCAAACTGGCGGGTGTTCATCAGGCCAGTGGCGATCATCCGGTAGGGCGCAGTGCGCGTCTTGCCGAGAATCGTCGCGACACGCCTGATCCCACCGCAATCGTCGATGAGTTTCTTGGCGTTGAAATTTCTCACGGTCTCTCCTTGTTTGCAGGGCGGTATGCCCAGCCCCAACTGTGCCAGAATTCAGACAGGTAGTCCATGACGTGTCACGTTACTGAGACACATTCTGGACAAAACTGTATGGCACACCTGTCCCGATGATGATACAGTGTCCTCACCCTTAACCATAACCATGAGGTAACCATCACTATGAGCGATTGGGATAAATTCGAGGCGGCCTCTGCCGCCGCACCAAAGACAGCGCTTGCAGATGCGCTCGTCGCAGCCAAAGAAAAACTCGACGCAGCCGAGGCGGAGTACAAGAGGCTCTGCGATGAGGCCATCAGTCGAGTGTCAGACGACTTCGGTGACCACGTCATTGACGCACCTGAAGCAATCATCACCGTGTCTCGCGGTTGCAAGTACGAATGGGATCAGAAAATTTTGACCGCCCTTTTTGAGAGTGGAGTCAAGATGCCCGACTTCGTCAAGAAACATCTCGCCGTAGACAAGCGCAAGTTCGACCGCATGTCGGAAGAAGACCGCGCACCACTTCTCCCCGCCCTCACACGCAAGCCCGGAAACGTGACTGTCAAAGTCACGAGGAAGGGCGAGGCGTGACATGGCAAACAAAAGAAAGTGGACAGACGAACAAAAGGAACAACAAAGCCAGCGCCTCAAGAGGTACTGGAGTCAGAGACAGGCTCGTGAGCATCACTCGCAAGCCATGAAAGAGCATTGGGCAGAGCGTAAAAAAAGGCGAAGCCCTGCACCCACGCTGACAAAGCAACAAAGACTCGACAACCAAGCCGCGCTTGTTGCCATCGCCAGCATCAAGGAGTTCGTGGAACGCGACGTCGGCACATCGCTGACAGTCGCGCAAGTCGCGAACATCATTTGTTCAAACTATGCAAGGAACCACAATGTTCAATCCTAAAAACACGGCGGACGATGCGACTGCCAAGCGCAAGGTCTTGCTCTACGGTCATCACGGCTGGGGCAAGACAACGCAGATGAAGTATTTCCAAGATGCCTACGGCAAGGGATTCATCATCAGCGGAGAGAGCGGCTTGTCTTCCATCCGATCAGCCAACATCGACTACCTCCCATTCACCTCGTGGGGCGGCAAGAGTGACCCAGCCAAGGATGAGTATTCGTTCATCGACATCTTCAAGTGGACACGCACCGAAGACTTCAAGAAGCGCGGCTACACATGGATTGGCATCGACTCCCTGACCGAGCTATCCGACATGTCGTTCAAGCATGCGGAAGCAGAGGCAGAAGAGGTTGCCAAACGTGCTGGCAAGAAGAACGCCGATGGCTTTGCAGTGTGGGGCAACCATGCTGCACAGTTGATCGGAGCATGTAAGGCAGTACGCGACATGGACATGCACGTCATCGTTACATGCCTCGCAAAAGAAACCACAGACGAAAACGGTGAGACGGAGTTCTGGCCCATGGTTGCTGGCAAGGCGACCATGCAACAACTACCGGGCATCTTCGATTGTGTATTCTGCGGTGTCCGTGTGACGAAAGAGGTGGACGGTAAACAGCGCGTCATGCGCTACACCATCACCGATGAAGTGCGCGGCTGGCACGGCAAGGTTCGAGATGAGAAGCGTCGTCTCAAGCCGGTCGAAACCAGCGGCAACATCGTCGAGCTTCTTCAGCGCCTTGACATGGATGACAACGAGTGGGCGCGTATTTCTCAATCAACCCAGTCCAAGGAGGACTAAATCATGGCATTCAGTTTCAAAGACCTCAACCTGTCTGGCGTAGAAGCAGCAAGCGCTGGCTCAGTTCTCAAGCCCGGTCGTCATGTTGTGACCGTGGCAGAAGCACAGATCAAGACGAGCCGTTCCAACGGCGCGATCTTGGAGTTGAAGTTGACCAATCAAGAGGGCGCAATTCGCCACTGGATCAATGTGCATGTACCAAACTCCGAGCAAGCAACACGCATTGGTCGCGAGCAACTCAAGGCATTGCTTGTGCACGGCGGTCACCCGAACCCCGATAACCCGGGCGGCGTGGAAAAGATTCGTGGTCTGACAGTTGGTGTGAGCGTTGGCTCAGACACATACACCGACAAGGATGGCAACGAGCGCACCGGAAGCAAGGTCAAGGGCTTCTTTGACCCATCGGAGGTCACCGGCAAGTCGAGCAAGCAAGCACCATCGTCTTCGCAAGGCGGCGGCGATGGGTTTGACGACATGAAGGACGACATCCCATTTTGATGACAGCACAAAAGGGGGGTGCTTCACCCCCCTTTTTTTAGGAACGAGATATGTTGAACGTCAGACAACTTGTGGATCAAGCCTATGAACGAGAGCAACGAAAAGAAAAACCCAGAACCTACATCGGTGCGTCGGCGGTCGGTGGTTCGTGCGAAGCCGCTATCGCTTACGGTTTTCGGGGCTACCCAGACACAGCCCCAGAACCAAGGCTCAAGCGAATCTTCCGAGACGGACACCGAATCGAAGAAACAGTTGTCTACGACCTCAAGAAAGCCGGACTCCATGTAATGGAGGTTGACCCAATGACTGGAGAACAGTGGACGTTCTCGTCTTACGAAGGCCACGCCATTGGGCATGCAGATGGATTGATTGAGTGCGACGGAGACACGATCCTTCTTGAGATCAAGTCGATGAACGACTCGAAGTTCAAGGAGTGCGAGAAGTCTGGCGTCAAGTTTTCGCATCGCCACTACTACGGACAGATTCAGTTCATGCTCGGCATGGCAAAGATCGAGAAGTGCTTGTTTGTGGCCTACAACAAAAACAATTCGGACTACCTATCAGAAGAGGTTTTGTTTGATGAGTTTGAATACGAGAACCTCAAGTCAAGAGTTGAGACGATCCTTTCCGGGAGAGCCAGAAAGGTGAGTCAAGACGAAGCTGACTGGAGATGTCGAGGGTGCTTCAAGTTTGATGCTTGCTGGAAAGGCAAAGAGCCTGAAGTGAAATCTAAACGAACATGCGCAAACGCAAAGCCGTCAAAGCACGGAGAGTGGGTGTGCGATAAGGGATGTCAAGAATCATGTACCAACTGGACGAGATACGAACCACTGGCAAAGGATTCTTCTATCTAGCATCCCCGTATTCGCTTGACGGGGTCGCTACTGAAGAAGCCAAAGAACGTCGATTTGCGTCGGCGGTGAAGTGCCAAGCCTATTTGATGGAGAGCGGCGTTGATGTTTACTCTCCGATTGCGCACTGGCACGAGGCTCAAAAGACGATGAAGAAGCACGACACCAAATGGTGGCTTGCCAAGTGCCTGCCATTCTTGCGTGACTCAGAAGGTCTGATTGTTCTGATGTTGCCACTATGGGAAGTCAGTGCTGGTGTGAAGTGGGAAATTGAATTCGCGCAAGCAAATGGAATGTCGATCTCGTACCTTCCAGACAATGTGTGGGAGGAGTCAAAGTGAACGAACGAAAGAGAGTAGACCTTGTTCTTGAGGTCGTTGAACTTGAGCACGAAATTGACAGCGTGAAAGAGCGCATTCGAGACATCGAGTGGCGCATCGACCGTGGTGACACAACCGTCTCACACGATCATCGTCAGAAGGCGATTGATAAACACAGATGGCTGAGTCGTGAATTGGCTGAAAAACGTAAGGAGTTAATCAAATGCGAGTCATCGGTTTAACAGGCCCAATGGGCTGCGGCAAATCAACTGTTGCTGCACATCTTGAGACGAAGGGGTACACCAGAATCAAGATGGCTGGCGTATTGAAAGAGATGATGCGAGCCATGGGCCTTGGCTACGAGCACATCGAGGGGAGCCTAAAAGAGGTTCCGTCTCCCTTGTTGTGTGGCAAGACTCCGCGCTTCGCCATGCAAACCATCGGAACCGAGTGGGGCAGGAACACTATTGGAGAAAACCTTTGGTGCAACATCTGGGTTGCTCAAGCTCTTCAGGCTTTGCGAACGCACTCGTTCGGAGTTGTGTGCGACGACATCAGGTTCCCGAATGAAGCTGACGCGCTCAAGTCTGTGGGCGGCGTACTCATTGAGGTCGTTCGCCCCGGTCATGAAAAAAGCGCGTCTCACGAATCGGAAACCTTTGACGTAGTCCCAGAGATCAAACTGCTTAATGACCGCTCAATCGAGCATCTCATTTTTTCTGTTGACGCTTTGCTGGGCGTGATGCCTTCGGCTCAACCGAGTCTTTTTTCGCAGGATGACGACGGGGTTTCTGGTCACCCTGTGTAGAATCATTGGCATCAGTTGCCACTGAGTTCGGCGTCCCAACGGACGCCGTTTTTTTTGCCTCGTCTCCGCCGAATGCAGCAAGTCGTTTTCCCCATGAGTACATGGAGAAGGCTCGGCGCACATCGTTCCAGAACTTCACAATGTATGCAGTCATGATTGACCAGTACATCATTTGAGTCCCCTTTCCATAGCGTTTTGCATGGCCTCTGTCTTCTTGTCAGAGCCAGCGCTGGAGCCGAAGTAGTAGCTAACAACTTGGTCTGCTTTGGCGCTGACGTAGCCGATCAGCGTGCCGACAATGCCGGACATCACTGGGTCTTTGAGACCCTCGACCAATCCCGCAAGAACCATATACACCGATGTCAGGAAGCCGCCAATGATGAGCGCAGCAAGAATGCGAGGAGTCCAGTCTTTGATCGCAGCTTCTCTGTCTCGGGCTGACTTTCTGTCATCCATCTCGATACGCTTGATGTCAACCTCAAGCTCTCGCATCTTGACCTCAAAGTCGAGGTTGGCTTTCTTCAATAGCAAGAGTTGGTCTGGCGTTGCACCAGCAACTGCTGCCGCAATTTTCGACTCGTCTGCTGCCTCGTCTCCGAGAAGGATGGTTGCAATCGTCTTGGCTGCAATGCCACCCATAGGGCCGCCGAGCGCGGCCCCCAGTGTTGGAGCAACTGCTCCGAGAATTCCTTTTGCTGCTCCCCATAGGTCTGCCATGATCTTCTCCTTATGAAAGTTCAAAGTGCGGTGCGTCAATGAATGGACGCTTGTTTGATTTGCGGCAGAAGTCGATGTAGTACATCATCGCCTCCTCCATCGTTCCCCTCCACATGCGGATGTCAGGAACATTCCACGCAGCGCCCCATCTGATTGCCACGTTCTTTTCGATTGCAGCCTGCTTCATCGCATCTGCGATGTCGTCGTAGAGGTTGTGCTCCCAACTGAGACGACCATCAATGTAGGCAGCCAAGTCCACTGCCTTGCCGGTGATGTGCTTCGAGTTCATAGTCTGACTTGCGCCAGACTCGACGAGTTTCTTTTGCTCTTCCGGCGTTCTCAATCCCTGCGTCACACCAAAGTCGATCTTTGTGTACTCAATCGCCAGCTTGACGACATCGACAAGGTTCTTGTCGACGCCCTCAAGCCTTTGCTTGCTTCGTTCAGATAGTGCGAACATGGCTGCTCCTTACTTGAATGGATCACCGCCGAATGGGTCTTTGCTTCCACCGAACGGATCGTTGGACATACCGTCAAAGTACGCTTTCTTCTTGCCGCCCTTGCTTGGTTGACCCATCAGGTCTGCGGCTGACTCTCGGAAGTCTCGGCTTCCACCAAGAACAGGGATGCGCGACGCAACCACTCGTGCGGCCTCGCGCTTCTGACCATTGGTGTCTGCGCCAGCAATCATGTCTTGCACGCCGCCAGCGACCTTGAAGCCACCGTAGGCAACATCGTAAGACGGGCCGAGGATTGTGCCCATCATGCGGTTGAAGCCGTAGTTGCCGTTGTCGATCTGAGCGGCTGAGTTGAAGAACAGTTCGCCAACAAAGCCAAGGCCACCCATCGCCATCAAGCCCTCAACATACCAAGCGACCGCTTCGTACTTGTCCTTGATGTCTTCCTTGTCGACCAAGCCAAAGCCGACAGCAGCCTTGCCGACAACCGTCTTGTCGAGTGAGCGTGCACGCAGTTCTGGGCTGCGCTCGTCTTGACCGCCACGAGACTGAACAATGTCTTTGACGGCTAGAGCGGAAGCGCCGAGAGCAGAGCCTGCCGTCAGCATGTAGATCAGCGGCTTGGCATTGCCTTGCTTGGCTTCGTCCATGACGTAGCTGGTGAGACGACCCATCATTACTGGGTACGACTTCAACTGGTAGACCATTGCACCCCAAGGAGTTTGTGCCCACAACGGAACATCGTTGGGGTCAGGGGTGAAGATCGCTTCGTTCGTGAACTTCATGACGGCGTAGCGCACTTGCGGGTTTTGCGCATAGGTGCGGATGTCGTCAACGCGAGGAGCACTCGGGCTTGCAAAGTTGATGTGACCGTCTGGCAGGTCTCGACCAGCCATGCCGTAGCGCTCCAAGAAGCGAACGGCTGTCTTGTAGCGTGCGCTGTCTACCGCGCCATTGTTGGCGTACTTGCGAGCAATCTCGATCTCAGACTTGAGGGCGTTGAAGCCAACCAGTGCTGCCACCTCACGCTGCATGTTCGTCCAAGGAGTTAGCAGTGTCAGGTTGAAGAAAGAGTTGCTGAAACGCTGAGAGCCATCGCCAGCCATATTGACCATGCGGTCGTGGATCAGGTTCTCGATGCCCACGCCAATGTCGCGAGCGGCGTTTCGGTAGGAAGGCTCTGCCCTGTACCACTGGCTCATGCCCTTTGCCCACGCTTGGAAGTTGCCAGAGCGGACGAGAGGCAAGACTGCATCAGGGATAGACGACAGAGTCGTGAAGCCCAACAGAGATACGGAGTTGAATGCACGCAGCTTGCGGCTTGCTTGGTAGATCAAGCCAGTGCCGTCAGTGCCGTCGATTGGGCGCTGGTTCAGCACGTTGACCATGTTGTCCATGAAGCGCAGGTCAGAAGCCGGGACAGGCTTCTTGAAGTCAGACAAGGCGTTGACCACCGCGTCGATTCTGAGACGAAGGTTTGATGCCATCGCCTCATCCATGTTCCCGAAATCGTAGTTGCTCAGAAGCTCCATCTTGGCGCGGTGCTTCATCTGCGCAGACGATGCGTTGGTGTCGCCCAGCATGTTGGTGACCTTCTTCACCAAGTCTCTGGTCTCCTCTTCGCCCAGCTTGATTGCGGGGACGATCAGGTTCTCAACGTCAGCAGAATGGAAGTATTCGCGGCGGTTGACGAAGATGTTCTTGTTGGAGCGCAACACGTTGACGGCTGCATCAACACCCATCTCTGCAACAGCGCGGTATGCGTTGTACGCATGACCGCCAGCGCCGAACTCTTTTGCGAGTGTCAACTTGCGAGTTGTCTTGTTGTAGTAGCGGGCCAAGATTCCCTCAAGGTCATTGACCATGAAGGGGGTGAAGGCGGGCATGTCGCTTGCCTTCAAGTTGATGAACCGCTGGTAGAACGGATTCGAGAACTCGCGGTGAATGACGGAGTCAGCCGCCAAGTGACCGTCGTTGTCCAGAATCTTGTTGAAGATTTTGGTAGCCAACTCGTCTGCATCACGAGGGTCAAATGCGTCTCCATTCATGCGGTGATCTCGCATGATGTAAGAGCGCAACTCTTTCAGGAACGAATTGGGGTTCTCGCGAATTGCCTCCGCATCCCACATCTGCGGCACATAGGTGTCGGTGTAGCCGCGCATCGTTGCATCGCCGACAGGGATGCCAGCAGAACGCAGGCGCTCAAGCTCCGAGCGGAACGTGGTTTGGATGCGCTCTGCGATCATGCGCTCTTGCGGGCTGAGACGAGCCATTGCCTGACGTCCTTGGCGCATTGCATCCAAGATTCTGGTGTGCGACGCAGGCTGACGAATCTTGATGTGAGAGCCAGCGGCTCCGCCAGCAATCATTCCACCAAGACCACCAAGCACAGTTCCCACCCCGGGAAGTACGGCGCTGCCAGCGGCTGCGCCGCTCAGAGTACCGCCAACCAGAGGCATGGAGATCAAGCTCTTCTTGAACCATCGACCAACAGCATTGCCTGAATCTGGCAAAGCGCGAAGCTCAGACAGTAGCGGCTGCAAACGAGCAGAAAGGTCTGAGTTGTGACGGTCGTAGATGCTGCTTCCGGTCTGACCTTTGATTCGGTTTGCAAACCAGTGAGCGCCGAGACGACGGAGCACGGAAGAGTTTTCGCGGAGCACGTTGCCAACGGTGTTGGCGTGCACTACCTTCACGTCTTCAAGATCAAGCTCTTGCTTGCGGGTCATCTTCTTGACAACGCCTTGCAGCGCATCTGGGATGCCGAGTCGCTGAACTTCGTGACCAATGCCAACGTAGTCTTGGCTTGTGATGGTTCGGTTGAACGACTCCATCTCGTCTGCAAGACGATGAGTGATGCCCATGAGTTCGTCGCCAACCGTGCTGTTGTAGATGCCAGCACGCTCGTAATCGTATGTGTCTGCGTCGATGTGCTTGACTTGGTTGCTGTCAAACAAGACCATCGCGTCATGCTGACCAAGGCCATCAGGAGAAGGCTCGCTCACATGGTATGAGTCATAGCCAAGCTCGCGCATTGCAGATTGAAGTTTCGCTTTGGCTTCGGCAGAGTTGACAGCCAATCCATCACGAACCATTGCGCTCTCCGTCAGCATCTCGAACAGGTCGGAGCCGCTGAACTGAGACGGAGCCTTGTTCACAATATCCTTGAACGCAGAGTCGGTCATGTAGTTGTGGTTGACCAAGTAGTCACCGAGCCACATGATGTTGTTGCCTTCTCCATTGAAGGAGTAGAACACGCCATCCCTGAAGTCGAATGACTCAGCCGCATGAACAAACAGCGGCATGACCTTCGGGTTGTATTTCAGGCCGGTTGCGTTTTGCAATGTAGACCATAGCGCGTGCTCTTCGGCGATTGCGTTTTGCAAAGCCTTCTGTTTGTTCAGAAGCCCAAGCGCGGAGTCATCTGGATGCAAGTCTGCGATTGACTCGTTGTCCATGGATGTCTGAGCGCGACGCTTTGTTTGCTCAGAGTACCCAGACAAAGTCATCTCTCGACTCATCTCGTCGATCTGATTGCGTTTCTCAACAATCATCTGCGCAAGCTCGTAGCCTTCGCGTCGTTTTGCGTCGAGCGGAGTTGCGTCGTCGATCATTCTGCGTATTGACGCAAGATGACCTGCTTCCGAGTAGTGCTTGCCAAGAGCCTGCGATTTGCTGACGTAGACCCCGGGGCCGAACAATGCGTCTGGCGCAGACGGTTCGAGGATCGGATCGAGCAAGCTGCCACGCTCCATGGCTGAACCATTTGGCGTGCCATGGTAGTAGATGAAGTCCATCAGGTCTTCGTTTGGAGAAGCCATGGTGAACTCGCGAGCCATCGCTTTCTTGGTGGCATCCATGGATGTCACGACATCGCGGGCATAGTGTGGCGCAATCGACGCCATCACAGAGTAGTTGTTGGTGTTGTCGACGGCAGCCTTGAACGGAACCTTCGTCTTGTTCATGGAGAACATGTCTCCGTAGAAAGTCAGACGACGGAACTGCTGACGAACAGTGTTCTTCTTCAGCAGGCCGTTGACGATGTAAGCGACGTACTCAATCAAGCGATCAGCCAGTGCGCTCAGTTGACCGCGCAAACGCAGAGGCTGCTCTCCGTTGCGAACTGCAAACATGTCGCCCTTTGCGACTCGCTCGCCGAGGTACTTCGCCCAACCTTCAACAAACCACTCTTGAGCAGAACGATGAATGTCGCCAGCGCCGTACTTGGCTGCGATCTGCATCGCTTCGCGATTGCCCTTGATGAGGGCTTCGCTGTATTGCTTGGCAATCGTTTCCAACTGATCTTGATCGAACGTGGCGCGAACCACCATGTGACCGATCTCGTGCATCAAGTCGAATGGATCGCCAGTGCCGGAGCGCAGGCCAATAGCATAGCGGCGCAGGTCTTTGCGCAGCAAGTTGAAGCCCTCTCCGTCGAGTTGAGACATCTCCTTGAATGCTCCCCTCACGTCTTCAGGGGCGGTCAGGCCAGCCATGCGGTACACATCCTCCACAGTCATGAAGGTTGCGTTGTTGTTGACCAAGCCCTTTTCGGTACGTCCCATCAGGTTCAACATGCGATACGCCATGGTGCGCATGGTGTACTCGGATGCTTTGTCACGATGAGTCAGCTTCATCAACGCTTCGCGGATGGCGACAGGCGCTGATGGAGGGATGCCGTTGTCTTTGTAGACGCCGATGTGCTGCTTCGTCTCAGTGTGCAGCGCACCGCCAACCCGGCTGTCTTGTGGCAGCAGGAACGGATCAGACTTGTCGCCAAGCCGCATCTGACGTGCGCGTAGTTCAACCGCAATCATGTCGACGCGAGCAGGGTCTGCTTTCTCAAATGCAGCAATCAGACCGTTGACCAACGACTTGTTGGAGCGATCAGCCAGTTGTGAGAACTGCGCTGGGTCGTAAGCCTGCGCTGCTTTCGTGATCTCTGGCGAAGAGTTGATCTTGCGCATGAGTTCAGCAGAGAAGCCTTTGAAGCGAGAGTCTTGCGTGCCCATCTCAGCCATGGCCTTGACAAGCTGATTGACAGACATTTCGCGGATAGAGCTTGTAGACGCAGAGTCAAACGTCGCGTTGTTTGTGACCGCCGCGTTTTCCATGATGGTGTCGGCAGCATTGATGAGCGCATTGACGTTGACCTCTGCATTTGCGCTCGTGATTGCCTTGCGGCGTTGAGCACGCTTGCGGTAGATGTTTCCAACTGCGCTGTCTCGTGTGCTGGTGATGACACCATTGGCAAGAATAGCCAGCCCGTCGCCAACATCCGTCTTGGGGAATGAGCGGCGGAACTGCTGACGCAGCGCTGTCTGGGCTTCGTTCAAAACCTCGACCGCTGCATTGCCAAGCAACTGAAGATCAACTGGGTCACCAGTAAAGTTGCTCAGAGCCATCTCTTCCATTGAGCGGTTCTGACCAAATACTTCTGGGCCAAATGTGTCGTCTGCCTCTTGCGAAGCAATCAGTCGGTCAAGCTCCGCCTTGGCAGCATCGTCATCGAGACTGAGTTGGCGCTTGCGCATGTCCGCTGTTGCACGCTGAATGTCGTACATGAGGCGAAGCATCTTGCCGCGAACAAAGTATCCATTGGGGTCGGCAGCCACATCAACCATGTCACCATTGGCGAGCGCCTTTTGACCGATGGTCTCTCCGCCGTCGAACAGACGAACACGACCGCCGCCGCCAGTGCCGTCGGCCTTCTTCGGCAGGCGCATTGATCCGCGCTTGCCTGAGACAGCGAAGACCTCTGAGACGAAGTTGGCGCTGCCGGAGCCGTCTCCAGCCAAGACTGCAAGCAACTCTTCTGGCGTGCCAGAACGAATGGCGTTCTCGATCTTTGCCTTGAGCAGTTCGTAGTCGTCGAGCTTTTTGGCGATGAAGCCGGGACGACCACCAAGAGGTGCGAACTTCTTCGCCACCTTCTGGTACTTGAGGCCGCTCGTCTCCTCGTCGGGCATGATGCGCTCGAAGAGCGGGATCAAGTCCTTGTCGATCAAGTCGTACTCGGAACCCAAGAAGAACTTCTTGAGCACCTCGGTGACCTTCTTGGAGACACGCGCCCAAAGAGCGGCAAGCCCTTCCTTCTCACCGGCGCGACCACTTGAGATGACCCACTGAGCAAACTGATTTGCAAAGAACTCAGCAGCAGACTCAAGCTCATTGGTGGCGGAGCCGGGGAGGCGGCGACGCAGAGATGCGATGTCCACTCCGTCTTGCTTGACGTACTTGCCCATCGCCTGCCAGAACTGCATGCGCTCTTCTGGAGACAAGATGTTGAAGTAGGCCCAGTGTCCGATCTCGTGGGTGGCCTTTGCAAAAGACGGTTGCAGTCTATTGCTGTTGCCATCCATGGTGATGACGTTTCGATCCTTGGTGTCGAGCGACGTGTGCCAAGGAGCAAACGTGGGTTCGCCATTGTTCCCGCCGTTGGCGAATCGAGGCATAGAGCCACTGTCACCAGACAGGCCGCGCAGCACATTGAAGATGGCAGTGGCGTTCTCTCTGTTCTCGCTGCCAAGGATGGCGGAGATTTGGTTCATGGCGGAACGTCGAGTGCCGTTCGGATACTTGATTCCGTGAGGAGCGTACTTAGCCAAGGTGGCGTAGTAGCCAGACAGAATCTCCATGAACTTGCCATAGCTGGCAGTGTCTTTGAATGCTGGGTTCTTCCAGTTTGCAATTTCAAGCTGGACGATCAGGTTGTGCAGGTCAGCAACCGTCTTGATTCCGCTCTTGCGTGCGTATTCAGGCAGGTCGTTTTCGTCAATCGAACGCTCGGCGATCTCGCCGATGGGAATTGGCTGCTTGCTTCCGTCGGTGACATCTGCGTCTTTTGCGTAGGCATGAGAAGACTTGTCGACAACTGCTGCGTCTGCCTTGATGAACGATGCGTCTGGGTCAATGGGCTGGAAGGTGCGTGCGGCAGACAGCTTCGATGTGCCCGGAACAACGTGACCAATGACGTAGGTCTGCTCTGCTTGGCGACCAAGAACTGAGCGTAGGCTGACGTCTTTGGCACGCTCCGCAGGCACGACTCGCACTGTTCCAGCCAACGGGCCAGAGGTGATCTGCACTGCAAACGAGCGACCTTCAGGGATGTCGTGAGACGAAACCCGCGCATCCAGAATAGCATCTGCTTTGCCAGCAGCAATGTCGTCTGCGGTTGGTGCGTCGAGACCTTCTTCCTTTGCGCCCTTGTATGTCTCAGTGTTCTTCCAGTTCTTCTGAACATGCGGCACGCCAGTCGGCGCAGTGGTTGTGACCAGCTTGCCTTGGCGCGAAGCCAGCTTCACCTGCTCCTCGAACAAGTCGGGGAGGCCACGCAAAGCATGCTCCAGCGAGCCGTATGAAACCTGAACTTCTGCGTAGTCGCCAGTCATTGGCTCGATCACAAACTCGCCAGACTTTGCGCCCTTGCGAAGACGAGCTACCGGGTCTCCCAAGAAGTTGACTTGGAACGAGCCGTCTTGGTTGGCTGACATGCGGAAGTTGTTTTTGACGTCAACTTCAATGCCGTCACGGGTGACGACAACCATTGGCTCATTCTTGCCAACAGGCTTGGTGTCTGGGACAACCTCGGCAAGAGAGTTCTTCTTGCGGATATTCGTGATCTCATTTGCAAGACGAGCCTTGTCTCCATGACTCATGAAGCGAGCCATTGCGTCAGCAATCTCGTTCTGCATGGATGCTGCATTGGCGATCTTGCGACCAGCGGTGTCAGCGATGACCGTTGCCACCTCGATGTCTTTGGGTTCAATGACAACGCCGGTTGCATTGGAAACTTCGTGCGCAAGTTGGGCGTCGGTCTTTGGGTTCTCGGAGCGAGCGTTTGCCACCTTGCTCTCAGCAAGCGCCTTGCGTGCTGCTCGCTTGGCTGCCTTGTCTTCAAAGAATGTTGGGTCTGCCTGACGAACGGCATCCTTGACCTTCTTCACCTCGGCATTGATTTGCGCGTATGCGGGAGAGTTGCGACCAGCGGATTTCTCAATCTCTGTGCGCTTGCGAACAAGCTCAGAGTAGCGTGCATACAGACGCTCTGCCTTGCGACGAGGATCGGTGCGATCAGCCTCAACTTCGCGACCACGAATGGCCTTGTCTGTTTCTTGCGTCATCATCTTGCGCTCTGCGTTCAGAGCCTCAATGACTTGCGCAGTGGTCTTGACCTCTGCCTTACCTGCTGAGTCGCCAGCTTCTGGGACGAAGTCTTCTGCTTTCTTCCCTGCCTTTGTCCACTCAAGCAGCTTGGCATCGTTGCGAGCCTTGCGGTCGTTGTACGCACGCAGGGTTTCGCCAGTAGGAGCTTCGCCAGTCACGGAACCAGTGATGGTCTTTTCGCCAACCATCCTCTTGTACAGAGCAACCGCTTGGTCGTCAGGCATGGTGTAGACGAGCTTGCCGTTCTGGTTGACTGAGACGTTCTGGAAGAATTCGTCGTCTGCCGCAGACGCAGCGTTCGGGTTGTTCTGCCACTCGGCATAACGCTCCGACTCCTTTTTGGTGAGACGGCGTGTCAGTTCTTTCTTGGCTGTGTCAATGGCATCGACTTGCTCTTGGTTCTGAGTTGTCAGAGCTTCGCTCTTGCGCATGCGCTCAGTTCCGCCAGCAATCTTTGCTTCCTCCATTGCGCGACGAGATGTTTCGTCGACGGAGAAGACGAGGTTGTTGCCAGCTTCGTCTTTGCCACGGGCTGCCTTGAACAGGCGATCCATGAACGGGCTGTCTTTGGGGCCAAAGCGGGCTGGCTTGAGAATGCTCTGGATGCCGCCTACTGCGTTGGCCTTGATGATCTCGCCGTTCTTGCTGTATGTGAGACCCGGCTGCTGGCGACCAATGTAGTCACCGGAATGTAGCGGGTTCATGTTCTGGTCATCGACCAAGCGCTTCTTGCCGTTGCCAAGATCAACGATCTTCACGTTGTCGCGCAAGCGAGCAACGTACATGTTGAGCGCCATTTGGACAAACTCGGGCGACATGCCGCGAGCTTCTGCCTCGGCGATCATCTTTTTCTTGACGGCTTGGAATGCAGCCTGCGCCTCGGGGCCAAGGTCTACAACCTTGGGCAGACGAATCTTGTCGAACTTGGTTCCAATGCGGAGACGAACATCTGCATCACCGGAGACGCGGTTGATGATCTCAACCATCTCGGTTCCAAACTCTCGCGAAATTTGATCCATGACGGCGTCAAGCGGAGCGTTCTCGCCAAGACGAGTCATCATGGCTGCGACGATGCCGGGAGCCTGACCCTCAAGCCAAGCCGTGTAAACGGCGTTGACGGTGGCAATGCGGTCTGCCGGAATGTCGATCAAGTCGAACAGGGCACGCATAGCCAGTGGTTGGTAGGCTGCTGGAGCGGAGTCGCCGCCAACAATGTCGATGGCACGCATCAGGTCTTGCGCGGCAATCGCCTCACGCATCTTGCGTGCAAGGAAGTTGGCTCGCTCAGTCTTGAGAGCTTCGCCCTTGAGGTTGCGAGTCAGGTTGCGCAGGTCTGCGATTTCTGCATCACCGAAGCCCATCTCGCGTAGTGCAGCAATGGTGTCTGCTTGGCTTTGCGAGTTGTTGATGGCGAGCGTCTCGATGCTTTCGGTGGCTGTTGGAGTTGCGTCAACGGCATCAGGAGCGTCAGCCATGATGGCCTCGGCTTCGTTCTGAACGGTGTCAGTGCGAGCGGCAGCGGTCGCTGCGTCCTCGGCTGGTGTGGCAGTGTGAGTGACGGTTGTTGCAACCTCGCCACCATCAGCCACCGAGGCTGCTGCGGAGGTCTGGGTTTGCGCTTCTGCTTCGCGAACGACCTTGCGTTGAGCCTTCTTCTGCTCGTTGATTTGGTCACGCTTTGCACGCAAGTCAGCCAGTTCGGCTGCATCAGCCTCACTGATGTTGCCGGACTTCTCTTTGCGGGTCAGGTTGTCGAGACGATTTTTGAAGGCGCGGGACTCTTCGTCCAAGCGGGTGAGTTCTGCGCGTGCCGCATCCAACGTCTGAGGTGTGACCGCAGTGTTGGTGGCGGTTGGGGCGGCAGCAGGATCGACTGCTGCGGGCGCAGCGGGCGCTGTCGTCTCAGCGGAAGTTGGTGCTGGAGCGGCCCCGTCAACCGCTCCAGCCGTGCCTGCCTCTTGGCCCGGTGCGGGAGGAGCACCTTCGCCTTGAGAGGCACGTTGCATCGTGAAGTTGCCTTCTCCACCGGGGCCACGAACAGGGGCGTTCGGGTCAAGGGGAAGCTGTGGAGCCTTCCCATCTGGGCCGGGGAGTTGGTCGACTTGTCTCAGAATGGCGTCGCCATCGTTCAGGGCTTTGGCAGCGCCGTCGTAGTCGCCAGCCAGAACGTGGTTCTTGAGTCTGCTGTATGTGGCTTCTAGGGCGGCAGCATGTGCACGAATCTTCCCAGCCTTGATTGGGTCTGTTGCAAGGATCGCGTCAGCCTCGGCTTTCATCGTCGAGATGCGAACCGGCATCTGACGGAATGCCTGCATGGCTCCGCGAACCTTGATGAGGTTGTCTGCCTCAACAATGCCAGTTCCCTGACCGGATGCTGACAGTGCGTTGATGCCAGCGATCTGCTCGTCTGTTGCCCCGTCTGGAAGACCACGATCTACCGCGTCGTTGATCTCGCGCTCAAGGTTTCGGTCGAAGTCGTTGAACGCCGTGTTGAGGGCGCTGTCCTCGAAGGTGGCTGGATTGGATGGGTCGGGTTTACCCTTGGGTGCGTTGATGGCAGCCTGCTCGTCGGCAATTCGCTGCGCCTCTGCATCAGCCAGTGAGCGGTCGAATGTGGCGTTGCCGTCTGCAATACCCCGCTCAATGGCGGTTGTTGCGCCCTCTTTGAACGGGTTGCGAAGCACAGCGCCGCCAACACCAAAGCCAGCGCCCAGCGTGCCGCCAAGGACGCCGCCAGCGCCAGCGGAAATAGCGGCACGACCGAGGCTGACCTCGTCTTGGATGCCGACTTGCACGTTGCGGTTCTGAATGCCAAGGTCGAAGCCGCCCTCGATGACGGCATTGGTCAAGCCTTCTGAGACAAGACCCTGCTTGGCGGCTGCCTCTACGCCTGCTCGTGTTGCAGACTTCCCAGCGTAAGCCACACCCTGTTCGGCGGCCTCTCGGGCCGCAATCTGCACACCCTTTGCAGCAGCATGGGCGGCTGCGGAACCGGAGCCAAAGCCAACCAAGTTGACAGGATCAAGAATGACGGCCTTTGCGTTTTCGGCAAAGCCGGAGAAGCCGCGACCGCCTTCTTCATAGAAGTTGGGGAGGGCATCGAAAACTGTCTGAAGACGACCAAGGCGTTGGGCCTGCTCCGTGTTGGACGTGTAAGCGTCATACAGGTCTTTGCCCATGGAGATCGAGTTCTGGTTGCTCCAGACGCGATCCTTGTAGAAGTGGTCGACTGCGTCCTCGACGGTCGCAAAGGTCTGACCTTGAGCGCCGTAGTAGTCGACGACGTCTTGAATAAATCGGGGGTCTTTGAGAAGGTCTTGCGCCTTCTGTTTGTCTAGGTTGGCTGCGTAGCCAAGAGGGGTCGACTTGTTGCCACCGGCGGTGGGGCTGACAATGCCGTCAGCGCTCATTTGCGACCATACGGACGCACCAATGTCGTTTACTTTCTCATTTGCCATTTACGGTTCTCCAGTTTCCGTTAATGTACCCATCTTATGGGCGGACGTGAGAGATGTCGTCCCCAGCTACTTCTGCGCGTACTTGGACAGCGGAGCGTCCGGGAACATTTCTCTGAATCTTTGTGCCGCAGCCTTGCTTGTGAACTCAATGTGCAGGTGTGGTGCGGTTGCATAGGCGCTCGGGCTGTTGGCCTCGTCTTGGATGTAGTAGTCAGACTGTGGAATCTGAAGCCGAGTCATGTGTTGAATGACAGCCTGCTTCGCCGCAGCATAGCCCTTTTTGCCGCCATCGACGGCTAGGTCAAGTGCCAGTCCGTAGCGATGCTGGCTGTCTTGCCCCTTTTGTTTGTACAGCTTGTGGTGATACTCATCATCAAAGGACGAGTAATACTGAAAGCCCGGGACAACCCTAGTCAACTGTTGAGCCAAGACGTCGACCCCGGGCGAGTGGGGACGGTAAATCACGTCGCCACTCTGGCGGATGAACGGGTCTAGGTCAAAGTTGCCAGTGATGGGGTTGCGCTGCTGTGTTGGTTTCGCAGCCTCTTCCCTGAACACCTGATCCCACGTCTTCTTGTTCGTCTTGCTGATGGGCGCGTTGATGTCAAAGTTGAGACCCCAAGGGTTTTGCATACCAGAGCCTGCCTGACCCACGTTCTCGCGAACCACCTTCCAGTATTGATCTTGAGACAAGCCGTAGCGCTTCCATGGCTCATTGCCATTCATTGAGACGACGGCATTGTTCTGGACGGAGACGGAGCCTGTCTGCGTGCGACGCGCATCGCGTGCTTGTCTGTCGGCCTCGTACCTTCTCCACTGTTCGGTGTACTGCGGCGTGTTCTGCGCTGGAGGCTGTTGCGATTGCAACGCTTGTTGTTGCTGAAAGTACAGAGGAGCCGTGACGTTAAACGGCACGTTGTTGTTGATTGAAGGAGAAGACCCGAGCGCAGGTGATCGACCCACGCTCTCTCTGGCTCTTGCTTGTCTTGCTTGCTCAACGGCTGCGTTCCATCTATCGCCCGCAGTCACTGGTGCGCTTTGCTGCTGATTTTTGGCATCAAAGTCACGACGCAATTCTGCGTATGACGGATAAACGATTGTCTCGTTTGGCCCGAGTGACTGACGTGGGTCGAGCGGAGCAGGCTCGATGCGACCAGAAACCTCGCGTGAGGACGCGCGGTTTATGGTTGATGCTGGGGGTGCGTTGTTAGTTGCGCTAACCGCCCCCGGGAGGGAGACTCCCGGGGGCAACTCCTCCGCCTGTCCTGACAGCTTGTTCTATCAGGCGCAGGCGATCAGTGATTGGGCGAAGGTCTCCAGTCTCACGAGCCTTGGCTGCAAGCGCTTCAAGGTTTCTTGCCTCGTCTGGGTGTGCAGACAGATACTCAGTCATGTGCTGGTTGTTGTACCCAGCAGATGAGCCAACTGCACCAGTGCCACCCATTCTCTCAACCCACGCATCAAACTCTTGAAAGTTTTTGAAGCCCAATTTTTGAACGTCGGCCTCTTTGCGCATGAGCCTGTCGTATGGGCCAAAGAACCCAGAGTACACACCCATGGCTGAGTTAAGAGACTGACTGGCTTTCCCGGCGCGGTCAGTTCTATCAAGGTAGTTTCCAACCGCCGTCTTATTTGGATCGGAGTCTGGCACTGGTTCGCTGAGTGCGTTATTCCTTGCGGCCTGCTCGTTTGTTGGCAAACTCGACCTTGGTGCTGCCTTGCTGTGGTCGATGCGGCTGATCTGCGAGTCGATGTTGTTCACCATCTTGTCGTACTCGGCAAGCTGCTGGTTCAGGTAATCCTGAACACTGCCAGAGCCAACTCTTGTGCTGCCGTCTGCGTTCTTGATGGTGAACTGAATTTGCGTCCCATACTCTTGGAAGTTGGCAACCTCACCAGAAGTCCACTTGACACGCATGTTGCTGACAATGGTTCTGATGTTTTGCTTGTTGGCCTCGATCTCTGCCGCAAAGTCTTTTGTGTATGCGGAACCGTTCCAGTTTGCTGGGCCATCATTGGTAACCTTGGTCATGAGGTTGCCAATGAGTTTGTTCAAGAGGTCGGCGGACTCGGTGACATGACGACTGATCGACTCGCCCGGACGAACCGCCACACCCTTGGCAGCCATGTGCTCAGACGAATACTTGATCGCAAGCTCAGGCTTGGTGCGCCATTGGTACTTTCTCTGGAGTCCAGCCAAGACGGTCTCAGCATTGTCTGCGCCCTTCTCAAGGGCAGCAGCAGTTTTGACGACGTCGTCTAGCGGAGCGTCAGTGGATAGGCCACGCTCGACCAAGTTGATTAAGGCCAAGTACGCTGGGCCTTCTTTTTTCAGCGAGCCTGTTGCAACGGCGCTGTTGACGCTCGTCTTGAGGTTGACCTTGAAGTTGTCGTAATACGATTCAGCTTGCGACTGACCGTATGCAGTTGCAGCAGCCTGACTTTGTTGGAAGTCGTAGCGAGCACGCATACGAGTGAACGTCTGCTCGAAGTCTGTTCCAAGAACTTTTCTTGCCTCTTCGATGCTGGCAAAGCGCTGCATGCCAACACGCGCTGACGCATTGTTGATGATGTCAAGCATCATGTCTGGAGTCATCGCTTGACCGCGATAGGTCTCAAGCAAAGACTTCAGTTCACCGTCTGGCGCTGTCAAAAGATTATTGAGGTCTTTGACCTTGCGAGAATTTTCCGCAGAGGTCGTTACGTCTCTACGATTTTTCAAAGAGTCGATGAGTTGAGTGACTTCTTTGTCTGTTGGATTGACAAGTCCATGCGCAGAAGCAATACCCATGACACGCTTTTTGAGAGCGGCGTCATCCATGTAGATCATGGTGGGATCATTCAGCGCCTCAATAGCTTGGAAGGCATTCTGCATGCTTGTCTTGCGCTGAGTTTCAACGCGATCAGTCATCGACTGACGCAGCATTTGCCTGACGATTGCTGGCTCTTTCTCAAACAGTGCGTCAATGTCCTTTGGGTCATTGGCGTTCGTGAAGCGGGGTGTTGTGATGAGTTCAGCAACTCGCGTGTTGAGCTTCTTCGTTTGAATTGTCTCTAGGCTTCCGCTGTGCTTTGACCACCATGTTGCGCCAGCATCAGGGCCAAAAGCCTTGATGATTTTTTGCTGGGCGATTTCTGGTGTGTCAGCAATGTCGATGAATGCAGAACCAGTGTCGAGTTGCTTTTGATTGTTCTCGAAGTCTTTTGTTGTGCGTTCAAGGATGTTTGAGACGACGCGCTGGTTCTGGTTGCCAGCAATCGTCTTCATCATGGACTGGGCAGGAAGCGCATCAGAGAAGTATGGATCGCCGCCAGTAATCGACTGGCGGAAATTGTCCAACGCCTCTGCGGTGAGAGGCGTGTCATTCTTTGTGGCTTCGTCGATAAACATCTGCCACGCCTTGGCGTTCTCAGAGCGTTGCTCGCGAAGGAATTTTTTTCCTTCCTCCCAACCCTCTATGTAGCCAGCATAGTTGCGTGCCATTGTTTCCCCCGTTACTTAGTAGTGCCGCTGGCAGTGCCCATTTGGCGCAAGATCGAGCCAATCTTTTCATCAAGACTTGCAGTTGTCCAGCCAGCGTACTTGTTGGCGTCTGTCGATGCCGTTGTGTAACTCTTGGACAAGTCTGCGTACCCTTGATTGACGCTTTGTGCGAGCGCACTGTTTTGCTGTGGCATGAGATTTCTCTCTGCGTTGAACTGGGTTCCGTACACAGTGCCCATCTCGTTGAGCAAGTTTGACCGACCCTTTTGGATGGTGTCTTGCATAGACGACGAGCGTTGAATGGCTTGATCGTATGCAGCCTGATCTGCCTTCATGAACTCTGGCGCAAACTTTGCCACGATCTCTGCTTGCTGATCGTTGTTGAGCGTGCTTTCGCCCATGCCTTTTGCAATGTTGCCAGCCCAAGTGCGGCTTGAGACCAAGTTGACTGCCTTGTTGATGTCGCCGAAATTCTGCTCGCGCAGAGTCAAATAGTCTTTTTGAATCTGAGACGGATTGACCGTGTAGGGCGTGCCCAAGTAGGCGTATGCCTGCTGCATCGCAGCGCCCAAGTTCGACGACTCCTGAAGCAGTCGATCACGCAGTGCAAGATAGTCAGCCCGATTCTGAGAATCGGTCTCCATCATGTACTGGAGATATTTAGCCTGATTGGCTAGGGCAACTTGGCGCTCTGCATCAGCTTGGCGTGCGTTCGCATCAGCTTGAAAGACATCCACTCCCTGACCGATAAGCTGCGCCCATCCGCCAGCCTCTCCGCCAAGGAGCTTGTTGCCTACGTTGCCAAGGAAAGAGCCGATAGCCATATCGAGTGCTCCTTAGATGTTCATCATTCGAGCGCCAAAGCCGCGAGCCATGCGTGGGTTTTGCAGATACCGAGAGAAAGGCCCAGTTGCAACTTGCATTGCGAGCTTTGATCCGGGTACGAAGCCAACGCCCTGCTGGCCTTGCTGAGACAGAAGAACGTAGTTTACATCTGGAGCAACAGCTTGGTTCGGGGTGGGAGGAGTCCCCACTGGGACGACGTCGCCAGACGGAGCTACCACTGGCGTCTCAGTCTGCTGCACGGTATCGGCTGGAAGAGCCTGCGTCACAACATCACCCTCGCTGCCCATCAGAGCGCGACGACCAAAGCCTTCGCCACCGGGTGGGTTGCCAGCAAAGTTTTGAGGTGCGACCGCATAGGTTGCGGGCGGCAAGCCTTCGGCTGAAGGGATTTGCGTGCCGGGGTCTGCGCTCACCATGGAACGCAAGTCAGCACGTCTGTCCACCATCATTCCGGGCTGTTGACCCATAGATGGCTGGCGCGTGCCTCCCATGAACTCAGGCATGCGCTCGTCTTTTTTCTTCGCGCCTTGCAGGTAAGTCTCACCAGATGGCGCTTGCGCCATGGGCGACGTTGCCAACGCTTGACGCAAAAAGTCGAGCGGCTGTGCCGTTTGAGTTGAGGGTGTGGATACGCCTTGACCACCAAGGAACGCAGTGTTGACTGGTTGAGGTGTAGTGGCCTTGGGTTGTGTGGTTTGTTGGACTACGGGTGCTGGTGACCCGCCGCCGCCTCCGCCGCCTAGACTCATGATGGTTCTCCTTTACAAGATTGTCTCAACGATACTACTAAGACGATTGTTGGTCGTCCTAGCCCAAAAGAACTTTTGAACCCCATCCGCTTTGTGGCTGACCAGCAAGCGAAGACGAGAATGTCCCAGCGCCGCCGCCCTGAACGGGACTCATTGATGGAGCAAAGCTGCTCAGTGTTGGTGTTCTGCCAGCGCCACCAGTTTGGGCTGGCTGCCGGAATGCGGCTGGAGCGGTGTTCTGCATTTGCATTTGCATGGGAGTCACTGCTGGGCCAGCCTGAACATTGGGGTTCATGTAGGGTTTTGCGTCATCAAGAAACATCATTTTTTGATCTATGGCCTGCTGCTGCTTTTGAGCAAGAGCCTGCTTTGCAATAACTTGCATGACCAGAGGAATGATTGCCCCAAACATCCCACCGCTGGGGGCGGGAGGCGGGGCTTCTTGCGGCTGGGCAAGGCCAGCACCAGCGACCGCTCTTGCGATCAATTCATTCATGTTTTGAAACATCACATTTCCTTTCTGAAGTAGAGGCCGGTTTTCTCAAAGCCAAGGTGGTTGGCAAACGACTCCCATCTTGGGTCAAGCCCCATGCCAGACGGAACAAAAGTGGCGATCACCGCGCCATTCTCCTTTGCCCAATGATCGTAAACCCTCATCAACTGTATGCCAGCCATGTGCCCACGGTCGTCTTTGTTGACAAACAGAAAGTCGTGGACAGCCATGATGTCGTTGCTGAAGGCTGGATTCTCCAAGTGAGCAATGACGAAGCCAATGACTCCGCTGCCATCTTCAGCCACCCAAAACAACGACCAAGGGTTTTCAATCACGTTCCTTCCATAGGCCACCGACTTGTCGGCGTCGAATGAGACCATCTTGTAGATGCTTTCGTGCCAAAACTGCTCGGCAAGACGAAGGCATGGCTGGATGTCTGTCTCAGTCGCTGGCCTGACTTTCATGGTTTACCCTTATGCGTAGACCACGTTTTGTCCCCATCCAGTGCGGCGACCACGAGAGAGGGAGCTTGAAAATGAACCTGCATCATAGGGTGCGCTGTTGTACGAGATTGCGCCGGTGTCCCGGTTCTTGATTTCGTTGAGCATGTTCACACCGGGGATGCCTGTGATGCTGGCTCCGCTCGCGTATGGCGCAGCACCACCCATGACGCCACCTGCGGATGTGCTGTTGATAGCCTCCGAGAAAGGCAGGAAGCTCATCTGTGTGGCAGTCGGCATTTGTTTTGCAGTGGCTGAACCCGGCAATGTCACCTGATTTTTCATGGCGGCCTCGTACTGCTTTGCGGCATCTTCTGCGCCCAGCATTCCCGAGTAAGCTGCAATGCCGCCAGCAAGTTGTGTATTGAGGGCAACACTTCCTAGCTGACCGATGTTTGTTGCCATGACGTTTTTGACGGCAGCATCTGGGAGCCAGTTGATGACATTGGTTGCGCCCTTGGCAAGAGTGGCGGTCAAACCTTCTTTGGCGGCTGCGTCTGCAAGACCCTGACCAACACTTTGCTGCGCAAGAGTCTTTGTGGCTTCTGTTGCGGCAGTGCTTGCGGCGGATGAAGAACCGGCTGCCATAGCACCTGCGGCTGTCGACGTGTCTGCCACAGCACCAGCGGCAGAGCTTGTGCCACCAGTCGACGGAGCGCTCATGGATGCGCCAATGTAGGACACACCAGCAGAAAGCGCTGCTTCTTCCCACGAACCGCCAGTTGCTTTGGTTGCCGCTGCGGAGGCTGCGGCAGCACCGGCTGGGCCACCCAGAGCGAAACCGACAATGGGCGCGGCAATGCGCACAAGGCTGCTCCAAAAGCCAAAGTTCTGTTCGCCCGTGTAGGGGTTGTACATGCCGTTCGGGTCGCCCGCAATGTAGTTGCTGGGCAGGCCGCCGCTCTGAAGAATCGCGACTTTCGCCAAGTTGGCGATGTCAGGGTTTTGCTCCATGACTTGCCTTGGGATGACCAAGTCACCGGGCTGAGTTTTGGATGGGATGATGTCATCCTTGACGGCGTGCCAAGGGAAGGACGCGATCTCCTTTTGTCCGGGGATGTCAGGTAGGTATGCCATTCAACACTCCTTAGATGTTCAGTGTTGCCACTGAGACGCCCACCTCCAAGGTGTTTGCGCTGGTGGCAGAAGTGACGACCAATTCCAGACGGCGACCAGACGACGTTCCGTCGACTTCCAGAACCGTCGGCATGTCTTGAGACAAGCGAGAGTTCGTTACGGCGAAAGTCGTGCCAATGGTTGAACCATCGACCGCCAACTGAATCGTGCAAGTTCCTGAGACGAGCTTTGCTGTGATGCCGTCAATGCGGATTTTTTGCTTGTAGACCACGCCAAGGAAGTATGTCTTGTTGGTCACTGTGGCTGCGCTGTCCTCGTGGGGCGAGAAGAAGTCGAGCGTGTAAGTGGCGAAGGTGTCTGGCAACTGGTTGACCGGCATCTTGCCGCCAGAGCCAAGCGTAGCAACACCGTTTGCAGCGCCCATGTAGGTCTTCGGAATAACGGCTGAGAAGTCGATGTTGCCGTATTCGAGCGCAGTACCAGTGCCGTTCACGCGAACATACTGGCCCGCGTTCGATTGCAGGAATGTTGGCAAAGACGAGTCGGGCGATGTTTGCAGCCACTGAGTTCCGTCGTAGAACTTCAAAACGACAGGAGTCTTAGAGGTGTCGAGCCACAGATCAGACGTTGCTGCGCCTTGCGGTGTGCTCGACGCAATGGTCATGTTGGCCTTTGCAGCAAGCGTTGTCGCCAGAGCGGCAACTTTGCTTTGCGGAATTTCATTGGCGGCAACCGCCAATTTATTCCACAAAATATAGCCTTGGGCGTTGGTGTAATCATCCTCAAACATGAGGCCAGCCACCGTCTTGAGCGAGGTGTTCTCAACAGTCAGCACGGTGACTTTGTCGCCGGTTGTCAAGCCAGCAGGGTTGAGGAACGTAATGGTGTCGGCTGCTGGAGACGCCAAGTAGTCGGCAGCGCCACCCTCCTCCTGAAGAACACCGTTTAGCCACACCAAGATTTTTTCGTCTTCAGTGTGAACAAATGGAATCACGGTTGTCGAGCCTTGCACATCTGTATCTTGACGGCGGAAGTTTGTGACAGCCTGCGATCTGATCGAGTAAATCGTGACCTTGTCGCCAAGCACGACGCCATTTGTCAGTGTGACAGTGTTGGCTGTCGTGTTATATGTGAACTGTGATGGGATGCCAGTGTTGGTTGCGCCAACCAAAAGCAAGCCGTTTTGGTACACCACAATGTTTGAGACGGCTGGATCGAAGGAGTACGGAACAGTGGCAGCGGCAGAAGTTAAAGCCGCAAGCGTAGCAGTTGCGGTTGCTTGCACGCCACCAGCAGTTTGGGGAGCCTGAATTGTCACAGTTGGGGCTTGCGTATATCCAACCCCCGGTGTGACGATAGTGATCCCCGTGACTGCTCCAGAGCCATTGATCGTGGCAGTAGCTGTTGGCCTTGTTCCGTTTCCGTCTTGCGGCGCTGAGAACGAAACCGTTGGGGCGGTCGTGTATCCAGAACCAGCAGTTCCAACAGCAGCGCTTGCCACGCCAGTGGTAATGAGTTTGTCTTGGCGGTTATAGAAGAACGGGCCTTCCACGTTGCCGACAGACGAACCAGATGGGCCGCGAAGCGATGCAATGTCGTAGAGCGTGATCCATCCAGACTCCGTGCTTGCATATTGACCGACTCGGTATTGCAGCCCAGAGACGGTGTCGACGCGGAACTCGATAGGGCCACGGAACTCACCGGCCTCGTTGAAGAGGACAGAAAGAAGCTCGGCGACCGTCTTGTTGCCAAGCTCTGCCGTGTTGAGGTATCGAATTACGTTCTCAAAATCCGTGTGGATGTTGCCTGAGTTGACGTAGTTCTGAGGGTGTTGCTGTCGTAGTCGAGCCATTTTTTAAGTCCTTCAAGAAGTTCTTACCGTGACGGCAAAGCCAATGATCTTCAGCAGCCCCTTACCACGGGTAGTGAACCGGAACTGTACACCGCGATAGCGGTGCTCAAACTTCCGTTCATACTGACGTGATAGCGGAACATCGGGGAATTTGTCGTCCGCGCCGCCGTCTTCGATCAGGAACTGCATCGAAGTCAAATAGCGACCACGCTCGTCAAAAGCCTCCACCTGAAGTTCGCCCTTGCCCGTTGCCTGCAAGATGAAGGAGAACGACTCTTTGATGTCGTTCAACGCACCCTGCCACAAAATTGGTGTAGTGACGATCATTTCCGGGCTGAAGTCAGCCGTCTCGTCTTCAATGTATTTGCGCTCCCACACACCACCCGGAGTGCCAAAAACAGTCACTCCGCCAAGTTGGCGACCACACATGGCGTTCAGGAAGTCTCCGGTAGACCACTTTGATTCGCCGCCCTGCATTGGGTTGAGGGTTAGGGTGAGCCGCTTGCAGATGAGGTCTGAGATGGGGAAGAAGACGTGGTACTGGCCCTCGTCTTGATCGAAGTAGGCCGAGATTTGCTCTGGGTCTTGAACCATCTTGACCATGCTGCGGTAGAGCGAGTCGATCTTGTTCGACATTGGGATCGAAAAGATCGTGATACCGTTTGTGTCGGAGCGACGCAGCGAGTGAACGCCGTCGCGAGAGCAGAACATCAGGTCTGATCCTGCGGTGACGATGGAGTTGTGGCTGATGGTTCCGACCTTGACGTTGGCTTTGTCGTCAATGGCCCACTGTGTGTAGTCTGGGTGCAACTGGTAGACCAGAGTCTGGTCATTTGTGAACACGGCAAGACGGTTGTTTTCAAACACGCCAAGGCCGCGAATTTCGTCAGCGGTTCCAATGATGTTTGCAACGTCAATCTTGGCAGCCTTGGTTACGTCGGTGGAGCGTGCGTCTTCGTCTTCGGTGAAGACATCTTCGTTGTCGACTCGGCTGATGTCGATGATGGTGCGTTTGTCTGGAGCACCAGCGATTGCAAGACGGCGCTGAATAGCGACGCCGTATGCTGGGCGAGCATTGTTCTTTGTCTTGATCTTCTCGAAGATGCTACCGTCGTAGTGATACATCGGGTAGTCACGGGAGAAAAACATCAACTGGTTGTTGAACATGGCTGTCGCAACAACTGCATTTCGTGGGTATACCTCGTTGGCCTTGTGACCTTTTTCTGAGACGAGGCTTACGCCGCCACCATCCTTCTGCGCCCAAGCCAATAGGTTGCGACCAAAAAACGTGACGTGTTTGATGAGTCGGTTGCCTTCTGTACGCTGGCTTGCGCCCGGGTCACGAACGAGAGCGCCTCGCCAATCGGCGAAGCCATTGAGGATCGAAAGCATGTGCTGCTTCTGACCAGTATCCAAAGCGCCTTTGTCGCGAGACGAGTCAATGCCTTGGTAATCCTCGTAGGGATATACCTTGACCTTAACTCCAGATGGCGCGTAGATCGTTGACATTAGCTGTTCCTTCTAGCGTCGTATGAAACAGCACCAGATGGTTCGTTGCCAGCGCCTCTATCCACTGGCGAGAGTTCAATTTTTCCATTTCCGTACTTGCGGTTGAACAAAATTCTGTTCATGCCCTTGAAGTACATTGGGCCGTATGCCTCAACTTTGTTGGACTGTTGCTGAATGGAGTAGTGGTAGAGAAGGCCGGTGACCATGATTGGGTCTGGGATTGGCCTGATCTCTGAAGGGTGAGTGTAGTAGTCAATGTCAACGCCCTCCCAATATGGGTGAGCGCGAAGGTCTTCGATTACAAGATTGCCAAACTCAGTGAACATCATCATGACTTCACCATCCACGGTTCCGGGGTGCATGTCGCCATAACGACGCAGCGCTTGGAAGACGAGGATTTCGAGCGGAGAGTATGGCTCTGCAATGTGAGGAGAGCTTGCGGAGTATCTATTGCGCTGCTCCTTTGCGTCGTACAAGTCGTGCCACGCAGCATCAGCTTCATTGAGTTTTGCTTTGTTGATGACTGCACGAGGGTCTGAAGCGCCAGCGGTCACGCGCCCATGAACATCAATGTGCGTAGGCTCTTGCGTTGGCTTGAACGTGTCTTTGTACGCTGTTGGGTCATGGGCCATGATGGATTACTCCTTCGCTTTGATGATGCGACCACTCACAAAGTGAGAGTGCATCTCGAAACGGTCAGAAACTTCGGTGGGAATGCGCCAGCACAAGTGCTTTTTGTCTTTGTCCCATGCGGGTGAATAGTCAGTGCCAGCCACCTTGATGTCGAAGGTGATCTTCTCCGGTTTGGCGCTGACGTAGTAGACGTACTTGGACGGGTCTTTTGCGGCTGCCATTACGGTTGCTGCTGCGTCACGGGCGTCTTTCGTCTCGGCTTTTTTGGCTGCGCGTTTGCGAAGCTCATTGCGGTCTGTCGTCTCAACAGAATCTTCTGCTTGGGGTGCGTTTTCGTTGTCAGACATTTAAGTCTCCTTTTAGTAAAAAGGGCCGAGGGGGTGGGATACCTCCTCGGCCCATTGTTGCCTAGAACTACCGAGGCTGTCGTCCGATCAGCTTACGGCAGACCAGTTCTTCACGATGGCGTGAGGCTTGGCTTGGAGCATCTCCAGACCGCACTCAGTCATGTACATGTGCTTCATGCCGTCGAAGTCGTTGTTCTGGATTTCGCGCAACAGTTGGGTGTCGCGACCTTGGAGGTAGCGATACTTCAGGTTGGGCATGTCCAGAACCACCATGGTTTGTTCCATGTTGGGGATTTGACGGAACATGGGGTGCATGTACACGAGCAGGTCGCCTGCGAAGGTGGTGTAGCGTGTGAACGAGACACCGTAGGCGTTGTCCACTTGGGTAGGCTGCCAACGGTTCTTGCCGATCTCCATCATGTTGGAGATGACGCGAGAGCCGCAGAAGGCAACTTTCTCAGTGGAGCCATAAGCGAACAGGTTCTCGATCAACAGGCGGTCGAACTCTTTCTCCGTGATCTTGTTGGCAGTTGCGAAGCCAGAAGCAGCGTCATAGACGTTGGTGATTTGGCTCAACAGGCCGCCAGTGAAGCGGGTGGGAGTTGCGGTGCTGCCGTTCTTCTCGTGACGACGACCGAAGAACATTGCGCGTTCGATGTCGGACATGTGCAGCTTGAGCGCCTTAGTCAGTTGCTCTTGCTCCTTGTCGCCGGTGCGCAAGTAGGTGTTCTTCAAAGTACCGCTGACCTGCACCGCAGTCTTGAAAATCTGGGTGTAGTTGTAGTCAGTGGTGGGGTCGAACGACACGGGGGTGGGGCTAGTGCCACCTTCCTGATCTGCAAAGCCAGCAATGACGAGGTCGTCGTTGTCAGCGATGGTGAAGGAAGTGCCGCCAATGTTGCGCTCAACAGTGATGGTGTTGGCACCAGTGTTAGCGTCAGCACTTGCACGCATCAATTCACCAGTCTTGGTGTTGTAGATCAGAGTGCCAGCAACCACGAAACCTTCGTCGTCGCTGTTGTCCACGGTGATGGTCGTGGCGCTGGAGTTGTAGCCAGCAGCGTCGTTGACCTTCAGAACGCGGTTAGGCAATTCGTCGCGGAAGTGGTTGAACTTGGGGTCATCGGTAGATTCCGAGCCAGCCATTGCAAGCAGAGCTTGCAGGGGTGCAGTACCGTTCGGCTCCAAGAGAGTGAACAGTTCGCGATAGTTAGTGGGTCGGAAGTCAGCCGAAAACTGACCCGTCCCACGCAGTCCGGTGATAGCAGCCATGTTTATTACTCCTTGAAAAGTTGATGGCATTGGTTTGCGTGTTTCCAGTCTTTCGACTCAACTCCAACCAGATTAGCGTGCAGCATTTTGGTCTCGTCTCGTCTTTTCTCATGTCCCACATTTGAGGCCGTAGCGTCTGTGGGACATGAGACAATTTTTTACCATAAACGTGAATCCGTCGTCCCTGTTACACCATGTTTCGTTTCTTCATGATGTCTTGGGTGACGGTGTCAATAAATGCTTGGTTGGCGTCTGCGGCGGGGGCGCGACCATTGGCGGTCGGTTGCGTGCCGACGTTGCCAGTGAAGGCTGTCCGACGCTGGGCCATCAAGCGCAAGCGTTCCATCTCACCAGAGTTCATGTTGTTCCGAAAATCGGACACAACCTTGTCGGTGAGACGAGGGTCAACAAAGTCCTCGATGGTGTAGCCACGTTCAAAGGCGTAGGTGAAGAAGTCATTTTCGGCTTCGTCTGGAAGCTGATACCTCTGTTGGGCGCTGTTCAGGTTGTTGGCTGCCATTGAGCGCATGTTCTGAACCTGCGCTTGATGGGCGTCAACAACTTGCTGCTGAACTTGGCCTTGTACGCCTTGAGCCTGCTGAAGAATCTGCATCATCATCTGCTTCAGTTGGGCGTTGTCGTTTTGCAGGGCGGTCATTTGAGCCGCTGCTTGACGGTAGGCCGGAGGCAGAGAGATTGCGTTTTCTTGCTCCCATTGCTGCATAGCCATTTCCATGTCATGCGGCACTGGGAGACCAACTTGCGTTGGCTGGGTGGGCTGCCCGCCCATCTGGGCGTTGTGCACCATGGCGTTCAGGGCGGTCTGCACAAGCTGAACCACCTCGGCTGGGCCGACTTGGTAGCCTTGGGCGGCAGCCGCCTCCTGAATCTGAGTAGCCATTTCCAGCAGTTGCTGGTTGGGAGCCACTTGCGTTTGATGGCGATAGTTGAGATCGCGGTAGCGCTGGAAGGTGTCCTTGATCTGGTTGGGTGAGAGACGACGCATTTGTCCGTCTCCAAAGTCAACGTCGATGAAGGTCATCGCATCCATGTTGGACTTGTCGCCCTCAGTTTGAGGTGACGCAGTCGCAGCCGCTTTTTCCATAGCGGTCGGTTTTTCTTGTGGGTTCTTTGGGTCTGCACCGGGCGTGTTCATCGCTTGCTGCTGCGCTTGAGCGGCCTGCTGCTGCGCTTGTTGCATACCCTGTTGTGCTGTGCCAAGCGTTTCATTGACGACGCTGTCGATGAAAGTTTGGTCTTGCTGTTGGTCAATACCTGCCATTTTTTTCTCCTTGTCAGCCGTAGCGGACGTTACATGCCAGCCGTAGCGGGCGGTTCTATGGTGCTGCCAGTTGGTTCTTTCGACATTGCTGCTTCCATCAGCACGTCGTTCTCAAGACGAAGTCTCAAGGCCATTGGCAGTTCGAGCAATCGGCGAGCAGCCCACATGGCTCCCCTCCGAAAATTGATTTCTTCTAGCGTCATGTTGGGGGACTCGGCAATGTTGTAAGCAGCACGCAAGATGTCGTCTTGCATTGCCTGCTTTGCGTAGGCCCAGCCTGCGCTTGCTTCGAGTTCTTGGACGGCTTTCAGCGCGTCCTTCGGTTTCATTTGCCCCATTTGGTGTATACCCCTAGAGCGATCACGCTGAGAATGCCAAGCGTGATCCACTTGACGAATGTTGCAAGCATGGTTTTCCTGACGTCGCGCCATCCATCAATAAGGTCGCGCAAGTCCGCAATGTCTTTGCCAGCATTGTCGTCGTGAAGTCCGACCTCTCTGAGAGCTTGTTGTGCGCCTTCGCGTGCGGCTTCTTTGAGGAGGGTCTGAAGTTTTTGTTCATCCAATTCCATGTTAATAGTCCACATTGTTGGCGTCCCAGAGAATGACGGGAGTCTCAAAAGGTTCAGTTGTTGCGTATTCCTCTACGCAGATTTGAGGCATGATAGCCAATGTATCGCCACCATCAAAGCGTTTGATCCAGCTTGGTGAACCGGCTTGATCGTCGAGCAAGTAGATGTTGGTTCTGAAGTAGCCGTTTGGATGGTAGTTTACGACGCGCCAGCGCACTGGACGCCGTCTTCCTTTGCCCCAAGACGGAACCTCAGTTTTGAATACTCGGTATCCGTCTGAGTCGTATTCTCGATGGAACTCCCAGCCGTAGGCTTCCTCTCCAAACTGCCACATGTAGCGGAACATCATGTAGTCGTTTCTGACGGACACTCCATCTGAGGCAGAACCGCCACGATACAGGTAGCAGCCAACGCGGACTCTGATGATGCTGTTGTCTGAGACGGGTGTGTAGTTCATGTACATGCCGTCAGGGAGCGATGCGCCCGGAGCATCCGGCCTGTCGTAGTCATTACTGATGGTGGCAAGGCGCGGCTTTGGCGTGCTCATGAACAAAGAAACTCGACGCAGCAAGTTTCCGACTTGCCGCTCTTGAAGGAGTGGGGAGTCGTGCGATGCGTGAATCGAGTTCTGTGCAAACATGGTCAGAAATCCAAGTTCTTTTCATCCCAGCGCATAACGGCTGGTTTCCCGGGTTCAGTGTTTTCCCACTCTTCAATCGTGAAGCGACGCAAGTACGCATCAATGCGAGCGCCAGTGAAGGCAGCGTAGTTGTCACCCGGGTGAAGGTTGACCGTATTTCCATCCCAGCTTGCAGCGCGAATCGAGACGGGTTTCGTCATCCCTTTGCCCCAAGACGGCATATCCCACGTCCATTCGTCAACTGAGTCCATCGCGTAGGCGGTCTTGTAGTAGGTGTTGATGCCTCGACCATCAACCTCGCAGTCGATTGAGTAGCGCTGGTATGTCGTGTCGCGGTAAATGTAGCCAGAGCACATGACGCGAATCAGGCTGTCTTCTGCAACGGGGGTGTAGTTGATCCGCCAGCCATCGAAGTGTTTTGCGTTTTGCTGGAACCAACATGAGTTGCCGCTGAAGTTTGGAAGCGCAACTCCATTGTCGGTGTCTGGTTTGGCGGGTCGAATAAAACACAAGCGCCGAAGGCAGGTGTAACCTTCCTCCCGGCGCTCTGTTTGAGACGACGGCACTCCTGCGAAGATGTTGTAGCCGTCAGCCATCTAGGCTCTCCTTATGCCAAGCCGACTTCTGCCTTGGTCGCTTCGCGATCACGGAAAAACGCTGGGCAGTATTTGGCTACTGAGTCGAGTTCCTCTTCGTCAGTGATGACAGACCAACCGATTTCAGCGGGCTGATCGGGGATGGTCACGTTGGTGTCAATGAAGAAGTAGCACTTCCCATTGACGCCATTCATACCAAGAGAGACGAAGCCTTCGGCGACATTGCAGTGTGTCTTTCCGTCAGGGGATTTGTATCCGTAGATTGCCATTTGTTTTCTCCTTAGACGATGATCTGCATTGGCGAGTATGTGTTAGCGCCATCAGGGCGACCAGACATGTAGTTGCCTGAGTCGTAGCCGCACCAGTGAACCACGCCCTCTTCATCCAGCGCCATCCATGCGTTTTCAAGCGTAGAGCCGGAGTGGAAGCCTTGAACCGAGATGTGGCGAATATGATTGCCGGAGCGATTGGTGAAACCAACTCGACCATACTGAGTTTGCGGGGACGCGCTGTTGGGTCGAGCAAGCGTTGGTTGTTGATGTCCTGCGGTAAACGCAGCGCCATTGCGGCGGTTGATGCGGTCGTTTTTGTTGGCATGCGCCAATACGACAATGTTGTTGTAGTAGTAGGTGGTGCTGGTTGTTTGGCCCGCCCACTGAACGTCAGACACCCATTGAACCTTTTGGTTCAGCACAGGGACTGCGCGGTCGGTGGTATCGCCAAGGCCGAGCAAGCCGACGTTGTTCCGGCCCCATGTGTAGAACGTGCCGTCTTCGCACAGGGCGGCAGACGAACCGTAAACGCCACCGCCGCACCAGCAGTCGATGACGCGCTTGTTGGTATCTACGCCAATGACGTTGACTTGCGTCGGGGTGGAACGAGAGGTCGCTGAGTTGTCACCCAACTGACCGTAGCCGTTGTAGCCAAATGAGTAGAGACGACCATCGGCGCGGAGAGCAAGAGTCCAACCGTTTGCGTTGGATGAGTCGCCGCAGATGGCAACCTTCACGACAGCGCCGCCAATGTTGCAGAGAGTCGGTGTAGAGAGGTTGGTTACCGTACCGTTGCCGCACTGACCAGAAGTGTTCAGGCCACAGAGGTAAAGCTGATTGTCGTTGGTGATGAAAGCAACGTGGTAGCCGCCGGTGCGAACGCAGCGGACGTTTTGGTTGAAGACCGTGATCTTGGTTGGAGTAAGGCGGTTGTTTGTGTCGCCGTGACCAAGCTGACCATAGTTGTTGTAGCCCCAAGAGTAGACATCTCCGTCTTCCATCAAGGCGTAGACAGACAATGAGCTTGCACCATGGAACTGAACGTGCAAATAGCGCACGGGGCCAGCGTCAATAGGAAAGTCAACCTTGCGGAAGAAGGCACGATTGGAAACTCCGCCATCGCCTTGTTGGCCTTGAACGCCATAGCCAGTGCTGTAAATCGTGCCATCAGTGGTGACGACTGCGGTGTACTCGTAGGCTGAGACGACCTGTTTGATGTCAAACATTTCGTCTTCGGAGAACTCAATGCCTTCGTTCGTGTAGTTGTAGAGGGAGGGGCGGTACGGCATGCGAGCAGTGCCGGAAATGTCACCGTTACGACCGTTGGATGGAGAACCCCAAGTCCAGAAGCCGCCATCAAATGCTACGACCGAGCCGCCGCGATATGCGTAGCCGGGTTCTTGTGCAACGTCCCAAGTGCCTGCGTTGGCTGCAACAGGGAAAGTTGTGGCGTCTTCGATGTAGTTGCCGAGGCGGTTAGTTGGGACTGTGGAGATGGTGACCGGGGTAGCCGCTTGGCTGCCGTCGGGTTGGGTGTACTTGCCGCCTTTGTTGACGGAAAGGTCGGGGTTCATGCCGACGTAGTTGTTGTTGAGCGCCTTGATGCGGGTGTGCGGTTTTGCGCCGGAGAACTGCCAAGACGGAGCGCCGCTCTTGATGGTCAGTTGCGAGCCTTCTGCGCCAGCGCCAAGGCGAGCCTGAGCACCACCAGCGAAGACGACCATGTCGCCGTTGGTGGTCATGGGGGTTGTCAGTGCAGCCGTGATAGCGGCAATGTCGACCACAAACTCAACTTCAGCGCCATCGCAGTAGACCCAGCCGCGCTGGCCTGCGTTGATCTGCACATAGTCGTTTTGAGTTGAGGTCTTGATTCGGATGGGGATGGTGAGTCGGTTGTCGATAACGCTTGACCACCCGGTGTTGGGGGCAGTGACGCTCACGTTGCTGGCAGTGAAAGTGCCTGCTTGTGGCTTTACGACAATGACTTCTTTTTGGACTTGGTCGGTTGACAGCGTGATGGCTGCCGTGCCGGGAGCGGGTTGCATGATGATTTCCGCAGGACGTGCGGCTGTATCAATCAACTCCAAAAGAGCGTCTGCGCCCATGAGGCGCTCGACTGCCGTGGACAGATAAACAAGGTCTCGCGGAGTTGCGGACGATGCGCCAGTGGCGGCGGCTAGAGACGTGCCACGGGTCTTGATGGTTTCTACGAGTTCGCGAAGCGATGCTGTTGACATTTTTGGCTCTCCTTAAAGCACGTCAATTCCGAGTAAGGCATATTCCTCAAGCAAATCCAAACGAGGCTCTGACTGCGCCCGGAATAGTTGAACTTCTGATAGCAACGCATTGCCGTCGAAGATCATTGACCATTTCGTTTGATCGAGAACCGCGCCCCCTGTATGAGAATATAGACAAACCCATACCTTGTCGTCGTCCTCGACCATGTCGAGACGATTGTAGGACTCGCCGGAGGCGTATGGCCCCTTCTGGCGGAAGAAATATTGGTTGGTGTTGATCCACCCTGCGTTGGGATCGGTGAATGTGCCGAAGCGACTTTGGACGTATCCGGTTGTCTCGTTTACCCTAAATTGAAGAGTGGTTGGGTTGAGCGATCCGGTGGCGTCAAAAATCTTGTCGAGCAGTGCGGGCAGCGTGATGTCACCCTTTTCGCACGCTTCGAGGTAGGTGTCGAGGACGTGAACTCCCGTTCTGGATGAACGAAGTTCAAGTTGCTCGCCTTTTGGTCTGGTAAAAGCCATTATTTCACCTCGTGCTCTTCGATGAACATAAGCAATTTGGCCTTAGTCAATGTGAACTTGTCGTCCTCCTTGTAGCGTTTCTGGAGGTACGCCACTGTGTCGGACAGCGTTTGTATTGTGGCACAGTGCTCGCATGCGTTGGATTGCGGAGCGGCCTGCGGGATTGCGGCGATGGCCTCTTGAATGAGAGCCTTGATGTAGGCGCGACCGTTCGGGGTCAAGCCGGACATGGACTCAAGTTGCGATGCGCGTGGGGTCGTCATCTTCTACCTCCTTGTGCTTGGCTCAACGGAATGATGTTGCCCTTCTGGGCCTCGGCGGCAATCTGCTCTTCCGGCATGACCGAAGCGCCGCGCATTTTTTCCATGAGCGCCATTTGCTGGGAAGGAGACGGGCCTTGGGCCTGATCTTCCTTGGTGATTTTGAATTGGTCAAGGTCGCTCACGCCCATGGCGCGGATGGCTTCCTCGGCGATCTTGCCCATCTTGTATTCCATCTGGAGGCCGGACTGCCCCATGATCTGGATCATGTTCAGCCACGTCTCAGCGTTGCGAGTTGGCTCGATTGGCAGCGTGCCGTCCACGACGAGGTAGTCGATTTCACCTTGGAGCATGGTGGAGTCGTAGTCGACGTAGCCGTCTTGAACCATGCGGGTGAGTTCGGACGGGGCGTCTTGCTGGTTGAGACGAAGACTGCCCTCAACGTTCAGCGCGTCCTGAATGTTGGCGACCATCATGTTGACCATGGGGCGCACGGTGGTGGCAGACATGACGCGAGCCAAAACGCCGAGGCGTTGGGAGCCGAGTTGCGTCAGGCGCTGGATTTCCGTGGCGGTGCGGATACCGTCGCTGGTCGGCACACCTTGCTGGGCGTCGCTGGCAGCGGAGATGCGCTGCTTCAGGTCGGACATGGCGGCAATGTCGTTCCAGTGACCACGGGTGACATCTGGAATTTCCGCGATGAAGACGCCGTCACCGGGCTTCGCACCCGGCATGGTGCGCACGACGCCCCACGGGTTGCGGTCGATCAGGTCAGGCACGGAGACCTGCGTTGGGTCGACGAAGACGAGGTTGTTCAGGGCCGCCTGCACGTTGTCGATTCGGCTGCGCAGCAGCCAAGTCGAGACCTCGTGG